AATAATCTTTCTCAGCCTGCTCTTCCTCTCTTCTGCGTTCTTGCCACCTTCTTTTAGCTAAATACTCTTCATATTTTTCCCGCTCGCGCTCTTCTTCTCTCTTGTAATCAATCACTTTGTTCCTCCTTTTGTGCCTTCAACAGGCTTTCTACAAGTTCACGAGTCTGGGTATCGAGCATTTCAAGGTAAAGTATGCAATGCATTCCACCTGGACACCTTTCTGTTTTCTTACCAATAAACCAAAACCTGCCATCTTCCACATAAGATAAGTCTTTTACTGTACCGCTCAGGCATCCGATGTGAATGACCACCTCGGAGGGGTCGAGCTTGCGGGTTATGTCAGAGTTTAGTGCCGAAAAGCAGCCACAACCCTTTCCATAACTTAGGTAACAGCAACCATCATGCACGCTGTAAACTTGATAGTGTTTGCCTTTCTTATATTCCACCCAATCGCCAACTTTGTATTGTGATTCAGGCTCTTTGTAGATTTGCCAGCCGGTTTTGACTGCATCTTTTTTGCCAAATTCCAGCTTGCTAATGATTCTACCAATATATGCAAGGTTATCCATATCGTAATACTGGACATTCCCATCTTGGTTAAGTGCCAAATACACATTCCCAATAGCACCTTTGTGACTCACTTTCTTTCCCTGCATCATCTGATACAGCGCCCACCATCGTGAGCCTTCCTCTACTGGGTAGCCGATGATTTCAAACCCTTCGGCAAGCATAGACATAGATGGATTAGATGGGGGAGAATCCAAAATGTAATATTTTTTTAAGCCCCCATACTTACATGCTATTACGCAAGGCGTTTTAGAAAACTCATTTATTGCTTCAGGCTTATCCAGCATGCGGAAAAGCTTGCCATCCTGTTCTTCAAATTTAATCATTTGTCATTCTCCTTTTTGGTTAATCGGGGCAGAGTATATCTGCCCCACATATGTCATGGTTATCCTAAAAAACGAACCAGTGCTTTCTTGCAAAGAGAAAGAAAGTGTTGCTCGTATTGTTGATTGCCAGCCACGCAGTTATGTAACCTGCTGTCCTGCATAGCTTTTAAGAAGGACTCTTTGTCTTTTCTGTAAATGGCGTCATCCATGTTTAGAAAAAGCTGGGTGGCAATTGATTCCGATTTAATACTCATGCTATTCTCCTTTTTGTTTTAGCTGAATCTTCCCATTGTGAGGAAGTCTTTTTCTGATTCAAGTGTTTTGTCGTAATCAGGCTCTGGCATGTCTTGTTCAACGGGTTCTAACAACTCATCATGCTCATTGTTTGTAGACATGATTGTTTGCAAACTTGGCTCTGGAACAAAACAAGACGTCATTCCGCCTGGATACATATCATTCTTGTAACTCGATGTTTCATAAATCCAGCCACCGGGGACACGAATCACTACTCTGAAGCAATGTGGCACCTTGTGATTAAACACATGCTCTTCGTGTATTTCCATTTCCAATAATTCTTTAATTGTCATGCGTTTCTCCTTTCTCTATGGCATAAATTTTAGCATAACATTTAGGGCAATACGGTATGTTATGTCTTATGCGTCTATCTTTTTTAGATACCAGTCTACCACACACTCCACATTTTAAGACACTGTACTTAAGTTGTGTTCTCAATTTGTGCGTGAAGTATTCTAAGCGATTTTCATTTAACTCAGCAATGACAATATCGTTCTTTAATTTTTTGTTAAGCCCTGAAAGCTTAACGCATTTGTAAGAAAGAATGATGATTGCTATTCCCATAACTATTATAGCTGTTAAAGTAATTATTGACATCATAGTGTTTTCCTTAAATTAATATAAGTTATATTAGTATTTTATTTACTGATATTTATTACCTCACCAAATGGTGGGGTAAAGTCCTTGTGTCCGTATACTATCCACAAGCATGGTGTGTCGCAGCCTTTTGGAAAGTGATAACAATAGCCATCAGTAAAGTATAAGATGCATGATAAGTCTTCATCTAGCTTATCAAAATACTCAAAGGCAGGAACAAAGCTTGTTCCCCCTCCACCTATGGGGTTTAGAGTATCTGATTCTGCAGTAAGAATATCTGTTCCTTGAACCTTACTATCAACATATACTACGTGTGCCAGAGAACCAGGACTCATTAATAATATGCTCTTTATCTCTGATATAAATTCCGTGAAGAGCTTATTGTCTATTGAGCCAGATGTATCAACAGCTATGCCTAGAGGCTTTAGTCTTAATGATTCAAGACTAGGCAAGTATGTTCCTGACCATATATATCTTTTGTTTGGGATACTCCAACTAAAATCATCTTTAGCTTTCTCGATGATAAAGCGATTAAGAATCTCTTTCCATGGCAACTTAGGCTTAAGTAGATCTTCTACAATACGCTTTAGTGACTCTGGCATTTTACCTATAGCTTCTGTTGAAATAGAAGCCATGGCTGCCGACATTTTCCAATATCTTTCTTGTTCATGTGTTGTTACATCTGTTCCCTTGAAGTCTTTAACATCTCCAAATTGATTCTTTGACATTGATGAGATAGTATCTTCAGACATTTTCATTAGATCATCGTATATCTTTTCTGCTGTCATGTTATCATACTCACTATTTATTAGTGAGTTTGCAGGCAGTTCAATCTCTGCCTTTGAAATAATATTGTTAACAGCATAGTCACAAGCGATGTTCCATAAATAGGGATCTCTATTGTTTCTTCTTGTATTGTGAGATAATATGCAATGCATAATCTCATGACAGATTACTCCAGCTACTTGATTTATAGGTAGACCATATGTCCATGTTGGATTATATAGAATCTTTGTTCCATCAGTCGCCATCGTTGGCACAGAGGAGTCTCCTTGAAATGGTAACTTCAGAGCCATCGATGCAAAGAATGGTAATCTTGTCGTCATTAGAACCTTGCTTTTCTTTAAGTGTTCCCACGCCTTGAATTCCATTGTCTCCACTTGAACCTCCTGTAGGTATTTTTCTATTCAGTACAAAGCATTTATCTATTGCTTCTTTATATAAAGGGCTTCCTGAGAAGCCCTCAACATTACTTAATAAGGCTGCAAAGCTTTCTATATTAACACTGTGGTCTGAAGCTTTTAAAAAGTAACTTACTGGACATTGAGCTATAGGTGTTATTTTTACATCAGCCATTTTGTGAAGCCTCATACATAAGGCGTGAGGTTGTTTGGGCATACTTTTTCCTATACTCATTGTCTGTTCGCAACCTATCAATCTCTACAGTAGAGTAAACGCTTTTAAGTTCATCTAAGAAATCTGCTAATGTATCATCAACAATGTCTGTAAGAGGCATAATATCATTTGCATACTCAACTATATTTTCTATTGTCGAGTTTCTAAATATATTAGCAGATGAAAGACGCTCTCTTATAAGAGACAGTTTTTCATAAGCATTATGCCAAAGACTCTTTTTAACCTTGTTAAATCTATCATCAATTTCTTTAGATAGTTTCTCTTGTAGTGATGCAGCAATAGTATCATCAAGCAAATCATTATTAATTTGTGTAGGAATACTTTGAGTATGAAAGCTAAAAGAAAACTTATTCTTTATATGTTCAATACTCGGATAGTCTTTAACATTAAACAAAGCTCCTAAGCGATTCTTTGCTTCATCAATACAATCATTATACTTATTTAAGAATACGTTAACAGCGTTATAATACTCATTAGAATAAGTATTCATTTCAGCGATATAGTCTAGTGCTTTAACTGGACTAAGATATCTATATCCTTGATCATCCCAAGGTTGAGTCATATTAGAATGAGCTGTCCTTGCGGCACCAGCTATCTTCTGTATTTCTTTTAACGAAGGATCATCTACTAATTTTTTGTAGAAGTTTCCTGCATTTTTAGCAGAGAAGTGAGTAAGCACTATGTTTTCTGCTTCTTTTGATTTCTTTCTTCCCATCCACATAGAGATGTTAAGAGCAACCATAAGTCCAACGATTCCAGAGATTTCCATTGTTACCTCCCATTATTTGTTAGCAAGACATTCATCATATTCTTTGTCCATAGTGCAAAGTCTGAATTGTGTCTTATAAAGTCTTTCTTATCTTTCTTTGCTTTTGCTAAAGCAACAGACATAATCATTGTCTGATACTCCTCAGGTATACGCTTAATAAGCTTAAGAAGATTAGAAAGGTTATGTTCATTAATGCCATAAGCTATTAAGCCACATAGTGCGTAAAGCATATCTGGCTTTTCAGGAATAGTAATATCTGCAGGGCTTTTTACCAGCTCATCTAAGCTTGGTAACTTTGTATATATATTTACAAAGGCTTCAAACTCAGCAGCAAATCCAGCTCCTACTGCTCCTTCTATAAGCTCACTTCTTACATCTTCTGGAGGATTACCATTAAGTATTCTTCCAGCATGTGCTATTGTTCTTGGGCATGGGCTGTTAATAATATCAGAAGTAGGATTAAAGTCTAGCAGAAGTTGTGGTCTCCACTTGACGAAACTAATAAGTTGATGAGGCATATCATTTTCTATTGCCCAATCAATCCAGTCATCAAGAGAGGGAACAAGTTCCACTATCCATGCAAAGCGAGACTTTACAGGTTCAAGTATTCCCGTTACACCAGCCTTATCTTCACGTCTATTTGTAGCAGCCATAAAGATAACCTTGTCTGATATCTTGAATCCATTAATTCTACGAGCCAGTATAAGCTGCATAGCTGCTGCCTGTACGCTCATTGGTGCTTGACCAAGATCATCAAGAAGGAATACTGTAAGCTTATCAGCATTGATAAGTTTATTTAATTCACCGAATGGTAGGAAGTGTGCTTCTTTGCCTTCCTTATCTGGGAATGGTAGCCCTTTATAGTCAGTAGGGTCTGACACCACTGGGTGACTTACAATAAGCTCAGCATTTACTTCTCTGCATGCCTGAGCTACAATATCACTCTTGCCTACTCCAGGTGCTCCCTTAATTAATCCTGGAAGATTATTCTTGATAGCGAATTTGATTGTGTTCTTTAGAATACTGGGGCGCATTATTTCTCCTTGTTTGTTAGTTTGTCTTCTACATATTGAACTCTTAATAAGCTTTCAATCTCTGCTGGTATATCATCTATATAGATAGCAGTAATATACTGATAGTGCGAATCTGTTCCACTACCGTATATTCTTATATCTGCAGGGAAAGGATTATCTTGCTTGGTATACATTATTGCAGCAAAGAAATCATCAAGATTTACCTTATTATATTTCTGTCCTATATCTATTTTAAGACTACCATTCTTATTTCTAAGAATAGAAAATCTATATTCGCATATGCCATCTTTTAATTCTTTGTTGCTATATGTCCCTATAAGCGTTGAAATACCAAATGCGTTTAAGACACTAAGTGTTCTAGGATATCCCAATGACAGTATCTTACCCGTAAACAATACTTTGGGAATATACTTTTGTGTCTTGGTAACTATAGTGTTTCTTGTCCACGTATTATTGCTAAGCAGTGAGTTGTGATTCTTTATCTTTACCCATTTAAAATATGATGACTTGCTAAACACAGAAGATGATGGTTCTATAAGCCACCATGTAGTAAGATTACGAGACAATGTTAATTCTTTATCTATAATAAGCTTAATAACAATACAGTGTTTGTTGTAAGCATACTCTACTATGTCTGTGTTATCTTTTAATGCTTTAGTTATTGCTACACCATAAGCGTTGTTTAGCTTGTATTTATTGCTTCGTGAAATAAAAGAATGAGATAATGGAAAGCTATACATGTCTTCATGTATAGACATTCGATGTTTTAGTTTTAATAGTAGCTTGTGTAGTTTCATTATCTTCTCCATAAGTTTAGAGCCCCCAGAATAGGGGGCTCTCTTTTACTAAGTCAATGTTAGGAAATTCTAACATTGTTTTCTTTCACGTACTTGACTCCAGCTACTTCTATCATGTCACTTTTATATAGTTCCTTAATCTTTATCTTGTCTGGGATCATGTTAATAGATTTAGGTTCTATAATGTCTTTAATCTTTTCATACTCATCATAAGAAAGCTTTAGCTCTACAGTTTTATAAGATGCTGGAATTTCTTCTTCATCATCAACTTGAATCTTTAATGGATTCTGAGTTAATGTTACTTTATATACTCCGTTTGTTAATGTCTTCTGACCCGAAGCAGTCATAACATCGATGATTCTATCTTTCCACCATGCTGCTCTTTGTGTAAGCTGCTTAGCTTTCTTAGTAAGTCTATCAGCTTCTTCTTTGCATATCTTTGCATATCCTTCGAGTTCATCACGAATAGAAGCAAGGTCAAATACTTTTGCTATAGTAATAGCATTTACTTTTTCCATATATTCTTCTATTTCTTTAGTGATGACTCCACCAGATTCCTCAAGCATATCGTCAAGCTTACGATATTTTTCTTCATACTTCATTAAGTTCATGTCTGTCTCCTAACAGCATCGTCTACCATACTCTGCTAAGAGTATAGCTTCTGCTATATTATCATCTGATTTGATTGTTTTAATAAGCTCAGGGAAGAATTGTTTAGCTAGCTTAATAGAAGCAGACTTGCCTTTCTTCTCAAGATTAAAATACTTTTTCCATTTTGTTCCGTCTACTTCTTCAAACGGAATTTCAAGACTAATCAAGATGCCTATAATAATACCATAGTTTGTCAATGATGTATGAACTCCCTTTTGTGGATACCTGTATGGGATAAGAGTCTTACATCTTGGACATGGCTTCTTACCAATCATTTGTTTGGTAATTTGCTTTTCTATAATTACTTTAGCTCCAATATCTTTTATGCTAGCAAGAATATTAACAAGCTCTTCTCTATTTTCTTCTTGCGGCATCTTAAAGATAGTGGGCTCTTCTGTCATTATAGCTATGGCGCCCTTCTTTCCTGGGTCTATACCAACGAACATGATACCTCCATTGTCTTCAGCTCTTGTCTTAATAGCTGTGGACTATACCTAAAATACTTACCATTATCAGATAGATAATAGTTTGCTTTTGCAATCTCTTCTATTTCATTTTTGAAGTATTTAGTAGTTCTTAAAGAGAATAGTTTTCTTTTTGATATAAGGAAGTCTTCATTCTTATCGTCGTGATTAACCATTATACGATGTTTCTTCCAGTTATCTTTAAGAGGGCGAGAGAGAGCTATAAGAACAGCATTGTAATATTTTAACTTTCTTAGTTCAATAATTTCTTGTGGTACACCCATGTTGTCATTAGGGCTTGAAGCAGAAGAATTTGTTCTCTTTGCTTGAGCCATTATTGCACTAAACTTGTTCTGAGCTTCAGCTATGAAAGAAGCTTCACGTTTTCTTGCTGCTCCTATATCTTTAGCGGCATCCAAAATAGTTTGAGTCGCTATAAGTATTCTATCAATATATACTGAGATATCTTTATTCTTTTCTTCTGCTCTTAAAAGAGCATCCTGTGCTCCGCTTGTAAGTGTTATGTATGTGTTGTCCATTACAATCTCCTATTTGTAAATGATTTTGAATCTGCCACCTCGTGTCCTGAATAGCTCTAGCTTATCTTCTGGCACAGGGGCGTATGTATCAGCTAAGAATTCTACTATCTTTATAGACTTATTTGATGATGGCTTGATAGATAGAACTTTCCTTGATTGATTTTCTATAGAACCTGATCCTTTTCCTGAGAAGAGTGTTATGTTTCCTTCTCTACTATCATCTCTTCTTGTCTGTGATACAAGGAAAAAGATGACACCAGTTTGTTGAGCTATCTGTTGAACACCTACCATAAAATCTTTTATGCCTTGGTGCTCAGTCTTAGCTTCAGCAACAGCATGGTCTATAGTGTCAATGACTATAATCTCTGGCCTATCTTGAGACTCACATTGTTTCTTAATTGTATTGATTGTTGGTAGGCCATCAATAGGAACTACTTTGGAAAGTCTTTCTTTCCATTTATCATAAAGAGATGCTTGATATTCAAGTGATCTTGTTATATGATAGTCTGGAACATCTTCAAGCATTTGTAATGCAGTGAAGTAGAACAAGTCTGAAGGTTGTTCAGACGAGTAATAATAAGTCTTTCTTAGTTGTTCTATTGGCAGAAGAGTATTATTGTGCATATTAACACCATACAAAAGGTTCTTCATTAGAGTTGTTTTCCCTGCCTTTGTTACACCAAGAAGGGATATAATTTCTCCTCGTATAGCTGCGAAATCATCTACACCAAACTGAGCGCCTATTTGTAAACCTTCCTTTCTCATCTTTACAAAGTTTATTTTCTTTGCTTGATTGATAATGAGATCAGGATCTGGACTCTCTGCTGTAGCATGATTGCGCTCAGAGTAATGTATGCATCTGGTTGAGCAAAGCTCACCATTTACTCCACGCTTTTGCGCGTTATTGCACGAATAATCATATCCTCTTCTATATGCTTGTTCCACAAGTTCTACAATGGCTTTTGTCTCAAGTGGAGTAGTATGGTCATCAATCTTATTATTCCACATTAAGAGAAATTCTTTAGTCATCATAGATGGAACTCCTGCGGAAGCGAAATGAGCTGAAAGGATTAAGGTATCAATATGTCTTGAGCCCTCGATAGGGCCTCGTACGAGTCTATTATAGATACATGAAGCCCGTTTATAGGGCTCTATAACTTTTTCATACGAGGCTATCTTGGGCAATTCTGTAGGGACATAGCTAGCCAGTTCTCCATCTCCATAATGCTCAGGCCAGTTAAAGTTAAGTCTCTTGCTTTTTGCAAGTTCCTTAATTTCATCCGGCTTAAGGGTAAGAGCTTCATATCTTGTAATAGGTATTTTATAGAGGCCGCTCTTTGCATTAATGGAATGAGGACATCTGATAAGTGCTTTTCTATGATAGATACTATGATCTATAGCATCTAGCATATCAAGTTCTCCCAATAGCTTTTCTTTTGTAAGCCTGACAACAAGCTCTAAGTCTTGATGGCTTTCTGGGAAACCAAAGCAATCTCCATGTATCATAATATGATATCCTCTGCCAGAGAAATATAACTTATAGTTTTCTTCTCTTAGCCCAAGTTCATCAAAATGATACAAGAACTTTTTAACTATGTTTAATACTCCTTCATCAGAAGTATCTCCCTTGTCTATGTCTATAGGAAACCATGGGAGATAAGCTTGTATCATCCAGTCCCTTACAGGTGTATCTGAAAGAATATCCTTATCTTGGTCTCTATATCCATAGATTGACATACCAATTTGCTCGTCACCATTAGCCAATACCCAGTCATATAATTCATCTTCATGAATAAGAATACCTCTTGGCTTGGAAAATCCTTTCCCTTTGGCGACTTCGTAAAGCATCTTAGATTGTCCGTTTTATAGGTTTAGTTTGTTCTGTTTGTTTATGTTGTTCCATCTCTTTGGCTTTATTTTCTAGATAGAGAAGCTGGTCTTGATATTCTTTTTCAGCATAAGCTATGCCTGCTTCTGTATTTGGATAGATGAATCTAGAACATCTAAAGAAATACTTACTAGCATAATCTCCAGTACCTTTTGCTTTATACACATAGACCACTACACGAAATCCTTGCCTATTCATAATCTCCGTGTTAAGCCAGAATGGGATTTGGTCTTCTTGGATAATGTTACCTTGTTCATCTTCAAAGGCTCCCTTCGGATTATAACCAGCTTTCTTAAAGCCAAGCTCATTTAGTATTGTATTGTTGATATCTTTCAAGCCTCTAGAGTTTTTAATATCAACCATACCATCTTTATCATATACAATTTTAATGGGGATATAAATATCATGTTCTCTATCATGTTCTTCAGGTCTTACCTTAAAGATAATGACATAGTTATTGCTTGGATCCTTAATATATTTACTGTTAGGCAACATAGGATCAGAAGGTTCTCTGCAATCTACCGATAATATTTCGGCTTTCAATACTCCAACAGGCTTGGGGGTGTATCCAGTTGTACTGTCAAATGTGATTCTTGGCATTGTATCTCCTTATGTTAGTTTTGTGAAGTTCTCAAAGAACTTTATCTCAGATGTTATCTTTTCAAGTTTAAGCTCTTGCTCATGCTTGGCAGAGTATAGCTTCTCAAGCATTGATTCTTTTGAAATTAGCATACCCATTGATGCTGTTTTAGCTAATAGATATTTGTCTTTCGTATCTTCTGTAATTGGCACTGTGATGATTTTATCATCCTTGTAAATAGTAACAGCAATGGCAGACAAATCTGATCCATTGTCAGCAAAGCCTGTAACTATACCTGGGCAGATAGACCAGTCAGAGTATCCTTTTGCGAATACTACAACTGGTGAACCAATATTAAGTTCAGACATATCCTTAATATCGTTATCATCAAAAGTTAATACAGAAGAATTTACTTTAATCTGTTGCATCTTTTCTCTCCTGATATTTTTGACAGGCGTTCATAATAACATTGTATAATGTATTATTGCCTGCCCTGTCCCAGATGAACTTGCGACCGTGTAGTGGTTCAATACGGGTGCCCATAATTACCTCAGAGTAACCTCTGAAGTCAGCAATATGCTTGCCTGCCTGATCTACTTCGAGGGTTACTATAGCCTCAGCATTGTAGCCTAAGCGTGAAGCAAGTCCTTCTGGCATAGCAGGTACACGTTTAACTACTACGTCTCTTCCATCAGTAATAGAAATAGACTTTTTCAGGTGAGAGATTAGTATTAGTATGCCATTATCTTTGATAATGTCAAGTAGTGTATTAACTACACTCATAACTTTTTCTCTACCTCTAGTGTATGCTGCAGCGTATGGAATATCTTCAGGACTAACAGCATGAAGTATCTGAAGGTTAGGTTGTTTCTTTGTTTTCTCTTCAGCTATAAGCTCATGCATTGCTGCTTCTACGCACCATAGATTTAGTTTATCTACTGTATCTATGATGAGTGTAGTTTTGCCTGAGGTTGTCCACTCATGGTCTATTAGCTCTAGTGCTTCAGCCATAGATAATGAAGGAACAGGGTTACCACTACTGTCTTTAAGTCCTCTGTCGATTGGTAAGATAATATTATTATCTTTGTAAGGTGGGTTAAGGGAAGTTATTTGGATAGAGATAGCTTTATCTGTACGTACTCCTTGCTCAAGATCAAGGAATAGCACACCATCTTCTCCATTAGGAGAGAATGTAGAGAAAGCCGTAGTCTTTCCAGTTTTCTCAAATCCTACTGCCATCCAGTAGGTACCTGGACTAAGCTTAGACCAGTCTGGTTTAGTGTTAGCCAGGTAGTCTTGTAATTGATACTTCAAGGTTTATACCTCCTTTGATTTTTTTTTAGTCTTATTAACAGAATGTTTATGTCAAGAACTTATTCATATGGATCATCTAAGCTTCTATTTAACATAAACAGAAAGACCACTGCAGCTATAATCAATGCTATTGTCTGATTGCTAATAGAATTGATAAATACGAACACTAGTATCGCTATAATGAGTTCGTATATGAATATCATAAAGCTCGTCATAAAACCTCCTTATGTTATTCAGCATGCAGTGGTCATACAGGTCAGCTATTGGTGCCTTGTTGACAATCAATGTCTGCCATAAGAAGCCTTAACATCTCTGGTGAGGCAAATGATTTAACTATGTCTTCTGGATCGATGCGGTTGGCTGGTGAGGCGTTTATGAATTTCATCTCTTCACCAGTGAGTAACACTTTTACAGTAGTAAGCCCATTGTATATGCTCATGACCCTGCATACTAGGTCATGTTCATATAGTGCGAGAGGAGCTTTGATCCAGTCTCCTGCTTTAAGCTTAGGCTTACTGTAGAATGAGATACCAATTATCCCTGATGAGACTTTAAGCCATTTGTCTGTTGACATCACAGTCACTTCTTTGGTTTTCTTACTGACACGGTAAACTTTTCCTTCGCGCATATGAGCGTACTCGTAATCGCTGTTAGGCCAAGTTATCTTCTTACCGATAGACATTTGGTATAGCCACCATAGAGAAGATTCTGCTGGGACTTGTTTGCCAATCATTTCCAGTCTGTGGATACTGTCACCTTTATTGGAGTTACGATACATAGCGATTCTACTATTGATGATTTTATCAACAATGCGCTCTTCGTTAAGCTCCTGCTTGCTAACTAAATCTGCGTTTAGTAATCCCATGCGAGTTGGCCCTTGATAGTATCTTACCAACAGTGGAGTTTTGGTATTGATACCTATGTAAGTTGGTTCGATATAATAGAACACTTCTCCGTTAATTTCCTTAAAGTTCATTTGGTTCTCCTTGACAATCCACCATCTTTTCTATTGATTCAAATGGAACTTCAGCATAACAGTTCTCACAATAGATATCAAAATCATCATTATCATTATCTACAATGCTTGGTCTATCATGGTCGAGCAATAAGTCACCATCATCATCCAAGCCAAGAACATCAAGCTGAATCCATTGGAATGGTTTTTCAACTATTAGTTTATGCCCGCCGCAGTGCGGGCAAGTAAAGTTAATTTTTTTCATTGTTTACTCCTTGTAGGTTATCGTTGTTTTGTTTAATTATTTCTTGTTCAGTAATTTGAGCAAAGCACTCATCACAGAATAATACTGGATCATCTTCTTCGTCGATATAAAACTCTGCGTTCTCATAATCGTAAGATACAAAGCCATCTTTGTCTATTCCGACTACATCCATTCTCATCCTTTGATATACTTTTTCTCCAAACACTTTGTGCCCGCCGCAGTGCGGGCAGTTAAACTTAAACTTTTCATTGTTGTTATTCTCTCTGAATGAATAAAAGACACCATCTAATAAGAAGCTGTTCACGTATTCATTATCACGATACATTGATTGTAGTTTTTCACAAGCATCAATTGACTCAGGATTATTCTCTTCATCGAGCCAACCAAGAGCCCATTCGGTAAAATGCTTCATTGCTAAATCGTAACTCTCTGCAATAAATGTAGCCAAGATATCTCTTTCCCCGCCACGAGAAAGACTTATAATTTCATATGTCATAATTTTTCTCCGTTTGCTTTTCTTCTATTTAATTCTTCTATATATATATTATAATTGAGGATAGACAGGGCTTCGTCTCCCCTTACGTAATCCTCGTCATAGTACATTGAGTCAGGGTCGGCAGGATTCCAACAGCTGTACATGGCAACATAAAACCCATCTCTTGTTACATGTTCTCCATTACTGTTCAACATAATTTATTCCAGTCATTTGTTTAAAAGCAGCGGGGCATTCCAGCCCCGCTAAGAAGTGATTATAAATTAATGGTTTTTCATCTCCCAGTCCCAGGCTCCGACTGGGATAGGACCGAATGTCCATTTGTATTGTATTCCGTCATCACTTTCATCATTACCTCTGATAAAGTAAGATGAGTGATGGACTTTATCATCCATCACTATAGGGTGACGGATCTCTGTGATGTTATCCATTACGCTTATATGGTAGAATGCTGTTACCTCAATCTGCTCGCCTAAAGGACGAACAGTGAATTGGATATCCATTTTCACCAATTCGGTGATAAGATTCATAAGTTGATTCATGATTTTCTCCTTGTTAAAGTTAATGTGTAAAAGATAAAAACAAGAACCGTCCCTCAAGAAGAGGTGACGGGTTATAGGTATGTCTCATTCACAAAGATTTCTCCTTGTGAATTGACAATAAATATAATGTTGTCGGGTTTTTCACCATAGCAGTTGGTTATTGTGTGTAGTACTTTTTCCATGATTAATACTCCTCATCAAAATCAATGCCAGAAATTTTGGTAAACACATCATAACCTTTTTTGCCATATTTTTCTGTCACATACTCTCTCATTGACATATTGTCTGGTGTTTTAATGAATTTTTCATCAAAGCCAATAACATCAAATCCCAAGAAATTATTTTCCCAATAGTTTTTGGGGTCAACACCAAAGATTTCCATAAACTCATTTCTGTATCTCTTTAGACGGTTTATGTTTTCTATGAAAATATCATTAAGATTATTATTTGTGCTCATAATTATAACCTCTCCTTAAGTTAATGGATCAGATGTAAAAAATGAGCAAGTCTTACGCGGGATATGCGTCGGCGATGACATAAACAAAAGGCCGCTGCTTGCTCAATCAGTTATTTCTCTATAAAAGTAAAAAAAGGGGACAAAGCCCCTTATTTGGTATGAGTCGTAGGAAGATCAATTCCTAACCCCTTGCAGAAGTCTATGAATGTTAAGCTAGGTGCATGTACCTTAACCTTATCATAAGCAATAGATGCTGCAGTTAGAGCAGATGCTAACTCTTCTGCCTTCTTAGCAGGGGATTTTTCTATAGCACCTACTAATTGCTTGTTCAGTGCAGTATTGATTTCTCTAGAATCAAGGTATGATAGTAATTGGATATAGTCCATGGTTTCTCCTTATATAGTTATTAATAATTTAGAATATAGATAGGGGAGTGATTAGACTCCCCGTGTGATTACTGAGTGTGTTTAACTACTACATTGAACGAGTGTAAGTTGTTAATTCTTGTAGTTATAAATGTTATGAATTGTAAGAGCTCGTCTTTGTCTACTGAGAAAATGTCTGAGTCGATTTCTGCGTTGTAGTAAATAGTTACTTCATAGTACATGATAAACTCCTTTAGGATTTATTAGTTAAGATTAATTAATAACAATAATCTACATAGGGCCTTTAAGCATGCTTATTTAGCATGCCATTTGACCCAGTATATAGATATACACATAGGGTAAGTTATAGGGAGAGTCCCCCTCTTCAGATTTTTGATACCCCTCTTAAGGCTGTCTCTGTAGATTTTGATAGTGGTCTTAAGGCTGTTAGAATTGCTCAGAAGGGGTCTAATATCTCTTCTGTGAGCTTATCTATGTTGAGGTAGTATAGTTTATAGTGTTTGTAGAGAAAGTGTCTCTATGAGCTTCTTATGAGCTCTAGATAATATTAGGGCTTAGTATAGGGCTATGGGGGGGGGGCTATAGGGGGGGTATAGATATTAGTATAGTTACTAATATAGTTACTAGTATAGATTAATATATTACTAATAGATATACTAGTATAGATTAATATATTCTCTAGTATAATAGGCGATACGTAGTATCGCCGTATATATATATATATTAATATATAGAGATTAGTATAAGAGTAATAGATAGATTAGTAGATAGATTATATATATAACAGCCGTACTACGTACGGCTTATATACTAAAGAATATATTAGAATATTAGTTAATAATAGACTAATAGATATACTAGTAGACTACTAATAAAGTATTAATATAACTGTCTTAGACAGTATAGACACACTATGGTCTTAAGAGGATAGTATAAAAATATGCTTGACAAGTTTATCTCTGTAATTATCTTGTAGATAGAAAGATTAGTGAGGTAGTTATGAACCTTAGTAAAGATGAACTTATTAGCAAACGTAATGCAATACAAGAAATTATTAATAGATCATATCGAAACGGCGGTGGCACGTATGCTGGAGCAGCCAAAATCTATGATGGAGACTTTAATGAACTAGTTAAAGAAAGAAACAAACTTGACTCACAAATAAAACTTGCTCACAGCCCTCAAGCATCTTTATCTCTAACTCCTACACAATCAACTGAAACGACTCCTTCTGAGATAACACCTGTCCCCAATCAACCATCTGATGTACAAAGTAGAATTGATAAACTTAGCCCAGAAGATAAAGCTCTTTTTAATAAGTTCGCTGTTAACTACCTTGAAGATAAAGATGACATAGTGAATAGAATGACAAGAGCTGTCGTTAATCACTATCCACAAGTATTCCCTGATCTTTACCATGTATATTCAACACTATATACAAATAACTCTACAGTCCCGAATATAGAGAATGCATCACAATTGCCAGTCTCTGAACAAGAATCACCTATAACTGCTCCACAAGCTGTGGCTAATCCAGCTCAAAGTAAAGACCCAATCAGTGCCCCCGCAGACACACTAAGCTCTCCAGCTAGTCTAGTTAAAGCTGTTGTAGCAAATAAAGCGAGTCAGCCCACTAAACCCAAAGGCATACTTGGAACTATTAACGGCCGGTTCTCTGGCTCACCCAACACAAGGAATCCTTTGTTTGCACCTTGGGCAAGATAACACACTAATGCAAGGAGAATAGAATGAAAATTATACCAGAGTCAGTAAGCCCACACTATACTTTGATTGAACGTAAAGTAATACAGATTAAGACAAACCTTCACATCCCAGAACAAAAACTTACTAAATACTCTACTGGGCAGGCTCTTAACGGTGAACATAAAGATAAGATTGTTCTCTATATGTCCTATGACCAAGTAGAAATTGATTCTTTTGACAAGAAATATATTCTTGTTCCTACTCATCATGTTGTCTGTGAAGTAGAGCCAGAAGAGCATGAAGAAGTATCTGACCCATTTAATCTGCCCAAAAAGAGCGAACCTTGGCACAACCTAAACGTGTAAATAGCTATGATGATAGTAGAGATACTCTACAGAGGCATACCTCAACAGTGTGTTCTCTACGATATCTGGGATATACCAGAAGAACAGATTGCTCTGCCACACACAGTTCTGACAGAAGATGTAGGTAAATATGCACTATACACAGACGGTTCAAGGATGCTCGCAAAGATTGTTCACAAACGAGGGATATACTTTAATACCCTTTGCGGACTCTTCCACAAGTACGACTATGTACACATTTGCAGACCCAAACCACGCATGTCAGCATACTCAGGTCTGCTATTTCACCACGAACACGTCAAACTTAGAAGACCAAACCTTAAAGAAAGACAAACAACAGAAGCGTTCCTTGCAAAGAAACTCCCAAGTAATAAAAGACTCTCAAAGAGGTGTATCTTGCTAGTACTTCAACGACTCCAAGAACACATGAATAAGAAGCAAATCAATGAAGAATGGATTATTGATAAGCTTAAGAAAGAAGCAGAGAACTCTCGCAATAGAGGAGCAGATAGATTAACAGCTATTACAATGCTTGGGCGTATAGGTGGCATAGAAATGGGAGTTGCAACAACCAATAAAAGCAAGTCTCCTGCACTATTTGCCCAGTTTAACAACTATACTATACAAGATAAACGTAGAAAGAACGCACAAGATACTATTGATTTACCCACAAGAAAGGATCTTGAGTCTGCTATTGACGTTCTCCCAGAGATAGAAGACGCAGAAATCATCGAGTGCGAACCATTATGATTGATATAACAGATATAGATCAGGCTCAAAGACTATATCAAGCTCTGTCAAAGGACTCTGCTCTCTTTGCTAAAGAGATTATGGGACATATTGTTACTCGTATCCCTGATTTCCATAGAGAAGCCTATGAAGCAATAGACAAAAACTACCAATATCTTGCCTTCGTATGGGGCAGAGGTCTAGCAAAATCAACTATATCTCACACTATACAAGTAACTAAAGACATTTGCCACGCCTCAGAGCCCTATACTATCCTTATCTCTGAGACTATAGATCAGGCTTCTGCTGACTTAATCTCTGTACAAGATGAAATAATCAATAACGAGCTTATACATCAGCTCTATGGAGACCTAAAGGGAGAGATTTGGAACGTTCAAAGTATGGAACTTGCCAACGGCTGCTATGTAAAGTGCCTCGGCTATGGCTCTAGGGTACGTGGAGCTAAGTGGAAGAACTCAAGACCCACCAAGATTATCCTTGATGACTTTGAATCAGAGCAAAATTCCGCTACCCCAGACCAAAGAGAAGAGGTGCAGCGCTGGATTAACGCAAGAGTTATGCCGGCAACAGAGGTTAGTTCATCTAAATATCAGTTCTGGGGAACGATAGTGCACCCAGACGCCTTTCTTGCAAGAGCGAAGAACCTGTCTTTCTTTAAACATCCCTATGGACACTACCAGGAAGTACCAATAGAGCGTAATGGCAAGCCAGTATGGCCAGAAAGATACCCAATGTCATGGATAGAGTTCACCAGAAAGAGATATGAAGAGACAAGACAGCTCTCTTTGTTCCTTCAAGAGTACTATAACATACCCTCTTTAACTGGTAAACCAAGATTTAATCCAGATATGATTACCGAAATCGATGGAGTCTTCCAAAGAGAGGGCATAACTACGTGGATAAAGCACGCAAACGGAACTAAAACCCCAGTATACGTCTTTATCGGAGTTGATCCCGCCTCTTCTCTTGCAGAAACTGCAGATAATACTATTATGACAGTTATTGGAGTCCTCCCAAGCCTCGGAGCAAAGAAATATATCATTCTTGATATGTTTGCAGACAAGCTAACTCCAACTGGACAGCGTGATAAGCTGTTTGAGCTAGTATATACCTATAGTCCCAAGATGGCCACCATAGAAACACAGGGATATCAAGGGGCACTAGAGGATATGTGCAGAGAAAAGATGCGTGAGAAAGGATTATACTTTGCAATTAATAGCTTTAAGTCTAATAAATCTAAGTCAAACAAGTGGTTGCTTGGTCTTGAGCCAGTAATTAATTCTGGTGATATATCAAGACTGTCTGGTCTTAAGCATTGGCAACTTCTACAGAATGAATTAGTATGCTATAATGAGAACGCGAGAGCTCATGATGACACTATAGACGGATTATTCCTCGCGCTTCAAGGATCGTATGCTCCACAAAATTATGACGTTGACGAAATGATAACTAAGCTCAGACATAGAGCAGATACTAAAACTAAACGTAAAAGAACATGGTTTACAACCTGAGGAATAATAATGAAAGCAACTAGTGGAACCCAAATTAGCCATCTCCCTCCTGATGGAAGAGGTGGGTCTATCCCTATATTCCCTGCAGACACAGAGAGAACACAAACAATAACGTTAACCGATGCTAATGTTGTTGAGAGCTCTGTGTTTTCCAGCACTAAAAGTAAAATTGTAAGAGTTGTTGTAGTTGATGCTATGGCATTTATCGGCACAGAAAGCGAAACACTTAAGGAAACTGCGACTGCGTCAATGCCTGTGTTGCAAGATTCAACCATAGAAATCCCTGTTCCGGCTGGCGGTATCATAACTGTAAGAGGGGAGGGCGCAACAGTATATCTTACCCCATCTTTGGACTAAAGGAATAAATAAAATGAGACATATTAGTTATACAAATACAAGCGGTTCCGCTCTTGATTGTAGAGTCTTGCGTCTTGCAGGCATAAGTGATACGAGTGGAACCGTAATAAAAGAATACCTTAATGTTGCAGATGAAGAGAGCTTCATCTATACCCCATCTCTTTCTGGGCTTTATTCTGTCGCTACAAAAGCAGAAGGAGTTGCAACAGACTATGTTATCGATGAAGCTTTTGTTCCTGTGTATATAACTGCAATACGTAATAATTCTGCTTTCCCTATCATAAGCGGCTATTCGCTAAAAGAATTTAGTGACTACTTTAAGCTAAAGCTTCATCTTACTGATAACATGAACTCAGGTGTTCAGTTTCAAAACTTTACATTTGAGATTCTCTACTCCTATGTTGATGGAGAAGGTGATGATTATAATGCAGCTGTCCCAGAATTTACTTCAGCACTATCACCTATAATCCATGGTGCTAAAGAACATAGCAGTGGTGGAAGATACTCTTATCCTGTAATGATGATTAGAGAAAGTGAATATACTACAGATCATAACAAGATAGCAGCCTCAGACTTCTATTCTTACCAGCATAAAGCTATGTTCATTGGTGACACTATCATGATCCCCAAGATTAATGGTCAAGCTGAAGTTGGTAGATACCTTATATTTTCTATTAGACGCAGACCACTTAATAGGTCAATTACTGAGACAAGTGTTATTTCTCAGTGCTTCTCAGCACCAGTTACTATAGAGACTTCTTATAATAAAATTGCTGCGTTACAAACAGCCATAGCCCCAGAGACTCCCACCATCATTGACCTATTCAAAGATGATAGGGATTACGTTATTGAAGATGGGAAGAACTCGATTGTTGTCCTGATCGATAATAACGACGTAAACCCTTATCGTATTGTTCTGCCTGTTGCTATTGTAGGGCTGAGGGTGACAATAATCAACCAAGACAATGCGGATGTGGATATCCTTCCTGCAAGTGGCGAGTACATAAACGGCTCCGTCAACAGCACTCCAGTGACCAAACTAACCAGCGCAACCTTCTACTGTTATTATCGCGGTAATTGGGCGATAATATAATGCGGGTTCGCAGAGGTATATAATGTCAGAAGATCATGTCACAAAAGCAGAAATGAAAGCAGAGGTGAGCTCTGCGATAAGCGAAATGAGGAAAGAAATGGCAGAAGGCTTTGGCAAAATAGAGAAGCAACTTGATTCGATTATACATAGCATTGAAGTGAACCAACATACTGACCTTGAGCGTTACGATGCCAGATATCTTTTGCGTGAGGATGATGTTGCTGACTCCATAGAGCGGCTAAACAACCCACGAGTAAGGGGAACGATATATCCAATTATAAGCGAATACCTTGATAGCATTGATGGAATAGCCAAGTTCAACTGTTGCTGTGACCGCTATTTCTCTATGAAGCGTGACTCAACCAGCAAATGGATATCGTTCATTAAAACCATGGGAGCCATTGCTCTTGCAGCTGCCATGCTATATGGCGGCAACTCTGTCTATCAGAGCAATGTATCAACACAACAAAAACTAATAGACTCAATAGAGAGACTACAAGGAGACTAATCATGTTTGACGCAATTCTTAGTAATATAGACAAAATGCAGGCTATAATCGTAGCCGTATCCGCTCTTATCGGCGCAATCGTGACATTGGTGATCACGGGCATCCGTGAATACAAACGCATACGCAAAGAGATCGCAGCAGAAGAGTTCAAAGAGATCGCCGCACCGTTCAGCAAGATTGCCGAAACTGAACCCATGAAGGTGCTGGCAAATTTGATTAAGCCGCCCGTAGACGATTTGCCTACCATCGCCAACAGTAATGAGGGCAAGGCACTAATCGTTGGTCAAGCTGCGATTGAGAAAGCGCAGAAAGAGAAGCCGAGCATACTGAAACAGCTTGGCATCAATAGCGCAGCCGATGCCGTTCCTCTGGTGTCGAGCCTGTATAAGCTCATCAAACCACTGGTGAAGAAATGAGCGGTCTCGGCTTAGGTCTCGGTCTCGGTCTCGGCACGCATCGGAAGGTGGGAACGAAACTTGATCCTGCTACTGTGGCGTATATCAAGCGGGTGGAAGCTGATGGCGGCAATGTTATCAACAGAGCACTCACCGATTCCATTATCAAAGCCATTAAGGATGATGGTGCTTGGGACTATGTCCATTCCATATACACATCTATCAGTGGGATTAAACTAGATGGGAGTAATTATGTGACCAAGCTGTATGATGTGATGGGGGCAACAAATGATTTGACGAGCGTAGGAACAACGAATAAGCCACAACATGACGTAGATGACAGGCGCATCAATGGATTGCCTGCCATTACGTTTGTTTCAGCAAGCTCGCAATATCTTAGAGGATCTGTATCAAGCAATGACAATAACGGGATAATAATTTCGGTGCAAAGAACGGCAAAAGTCGCTCGCCAAGCTATATCGGGTGGATATATTGACGGCTCATTTTACGGAGAAGCGAGTAGTGGCAAACTAATTACTGGGCCAGCTTCCGGCGGCAACGCTTCGGCTGAGCAATTTGAGCCTGGATTGAGATTGACATCGCTAACGAAAATAGCATCAAAGAATTATATATTCACATCAAATGGCGTTACTCTTGGTCAATCCATCGATGGCGATTGGCGAGCTGCGTATATACTTACTTTAGGGGCAACCATCGCTTCAAATGTGACACTATTTTTTGAGGGGGAAATTGCTGCCCACATAACATTGACATCTGCTTCTGCCAGCATTGCGGGCACCCTATCAAAACTAAATGAAATCTTCGCAATATATTGAGGTTAATATGTATGCACTTTTTGAAACGCAAGAATTGGCCACACAAAAACTGAACGAAATAGAGTTCAATTATCCAAACCATAGTGGCGATGAGTATTATGCACTGAGGCCTATTAGAATGGATGTTAACGGCAAATACTACCTCCCTATACATCCAGATTACATGGCGTATTTTGCTGGCTGCACAATCGTAGAATCAGTGAAACCACAGGAGGTGGAAGATGTTGACTAACACATGGAAACACTTTGGCATCATGCTGATAATCGGTTTACTGGTATGGGCTTTTGCATATTTCGGTAATGCTCAGGGGATGGGATACTTCCCCAATATCGCGGCTGTGATAGTCACGATATATGTGGAGTATCGGCAATGGTCACGCAGTGGAAAGCCGTTTACGGCGTTGCTCAAACAGCGTGGGCTGGATAGTTTAATTGACATCCTTGCTGGCAATGCTGGCTTCTGGCTTGGCTATAATCTAATGCTGAGATTGACCGCTGGCGGATGGATAGTATGATAACGCCAACCTATAAACAGCTATATAGTATCGCCAAATCTAAAGCCTACGCATGGTTTACTGCACCTTATGACCTTAACTTCATAGGTATTCGTAGCAACACAAAGCATGACGATACATTTAACGACACTATAGCCGTTGCATATAAAGACGCTGATGGCAACGAGAGAGTGTTCTGTGCGCCTTTTACCTGTGATCCAGGCACATACTACTTGCGTAATCCTCTTAATGCCAGTGGCACCGCTATCCTGCCAGAGGATCAGTATAGGAGCCTATGGATATTGGGTAAGCACAAAGGTTATGTTGCGCTTGTACAGCGCAAAGCCATTCGTGTTCTTAGAGACAATGATAAGAATGATCTTCTTGGCGGCACGCTCTCAGCTTATCCTGAGCTTGGTGGGTTTAACTTCCATAGAGCATTAGAGAATAGCATTGTCAAAACTATAGGCAAGTTCTCTGCTGGTTGCCAAGTTGTACAAGTGCCAGAGGACTTCAGCTATATCATCAGCCTTGTTAGGCTACAAGTGAAATACGTAAAGTCAGCAATAGTCTCTTACACTCTTATTAATGAAAGGAATATACAATGGGACAGTTAATACAGCTTAGCCCTGAGGAATCAGGGAAGCTATGGTATAAGCTCTCTACTTATGAGAACAATATGTATGCCGCATGGAGAGCAGAGTGCCTCGATAACAGAGCCTTTTATTTTGGGCATCAAGCAACAAGTGAAGAGATTACACAAATACAGGAGCGTGGTCAGCACTATATAGTAATTAACAAGATAAGAAAAGCCATAAGAGGCATGTCTGGTATGCTTGCCTCTAATGTTCCTAAGTATAAACTAGTAGCTATGGGGGATGATGATAATCTTAAAGCCGCTCTAGGCAACAAGCTTCTTGATTGGGGATGGCATAACAGTGGCGGAGTAACAACTTTTAGACGCACAATTAAAGATGCACAGATAGATAACATTAAGTATCATCATGTTATATACTCTAAGGATAAAAAGGTTAAATCAGTATTGTTATCTTTTGATGATGTCCTTGTTGACCCATCCTCCAAGCATCCTATGTTTGAAGATGCAGAGATGATATGTATTCGCAGGTATGTTCCTATCGAGTACGTAAAAAGTGTATATGGTGTTGCAGACGTAGTGTATGAAGTTCCTGGCTCGTATTATGACTATGCTTCGCATGATACTGGGACAGCCGAAGCAGCAAATGCTTTTATCCAGAAAGTATACAGTTATGACAAGATGTATGTAAACCTGTATGAGTGCTATAGAAAAGAGTTTTATCGCACTGAGGATACTGGTGAAGTAAAGTCTAAGATAATAAAAGATACAGTTATTGGCTTTAGACATTCCTTTAGAGAGGAATTGCCAAGTCCTATTTCTGAGTATCCTATTATACCTGTATATGTAGAAGACACAGAAAATCCATACAAGCGTGGAGAGATACATTTTCTTAAAGACCTTCAAAAGTTTATTAACAAGAGCTATGGTGTTGTATTGCTTAATGCTCAGTTAATGTCTAACCCCAAAGTATTCCTTAGAGAAACAGATATACCAAGTGCAGACATAGAAGAATTTGAAGATAACTATGCTAATCCAGGGTCTGTATCCGTATTAACTGGTAATGCAGAGCCTCCAATTATAGTGCAGGGTCAACCATTAAACAGTGCGTTCTTTACACTATATCAAGACGCTAAGCTTGAAATGGAAGCGGCAACAGTATCAGCTATGCAGCTTGGGACAGTTATGCCTTCAGGCATGAACACCAGTCAATTACTTGATCAGAGAGAGATGATTCTTGATTCACTTAAAGATTTTACGTCTGTTATAGACCTTGCCTGCTCTCAGCTCGGCAAGGTAATGCTACAGTACTGCTCTGCCTATCTCTCTACAGAAGACTTGTTGAGACTGTTGGATACCTCAGGTGCACAAGCTCGGATACGGGGATATCTCGATCAGGGACTTAACGTTGATGATGAAGAAAGTGTTTCTCGGTATATAAGAACTGCAGAAGAAAACAATATACCTGTTGATGCGATAGAGCAGAATCTTGCTCAAGCACGTCTTGATACTGATTTCATGAAAGCCTTAGAGTATTATACCGATATGCCAGACTTCTCTGATATGGATGTAGTTGTTATTCCTGGCAGCTATACCCCAACATATGAAATGGCTATGATGAGATTAATGATGGAACTTGCTCAGACTGGAGCTGTTGATCCATCGGTAATACTTAGGTATGTTCCATCAGAAAACAGGCAAGAACTCATAGAGCGTTTTGATTCTTTGCGTAGGCTCCAAGGACAGATTGAGTATCTTGAGGAAGAGAACAAAGAACTTAAGAAAGCCATTGAATCTCTTGAAGGTGAAGTCGTTACTCAAAGAGTTAACGTTGCTACTATAAAAGAAACAAGTAAACTTGAAAAGCTTAAGGCAGAAGAAAAGGTAAAAGCCTTAATGCGTAAGTATGAACATAGGTTGCAAACAAGAGAACAGCAACAGAAGTTCAAAGAAGAACTTACTGAAATGTTGTTGAATATTCAGATAGAAAAACTTAAAGAGAAAGAACAAGAGCTTGACAGTAAACAAAGCTCCAATAATATTGAAATCCTATAAGGAGAATGAAAATGAACGAACAAAGTTTGCAAAACACTCCCTTCACTCCTGGGCGACCAGTGGTTGTCCCAACGAGCTCATTTACTCGTGAAGTACAAGAGAGCATTGTAGATAACTATTTCAACGGCACAGGCAGTGTTTATGCCAACACAGTTGATAATTATAACAAGCAATTTAGGACGCAGCAATCTGCGTCTACTGAACCAGCTCAAACTCAACAGTCAGTGGCTCAGACAGATACTCCGCAACTATCTGCTGAGGAGATTGCATCACTGACTAAAATAAAAACAATGATTGATGGCAATCCTAACATACTAAATGAGATTGCCAGAAGAGAATTGAGTCAAGGTAATCAGCAACAGAATCCACAGTCTCAAGCGACTGTTCCAGCAGAGGGCTCGAATTCCTTTGCAACTAATAATGTCCCTAAGAACGAACCAAGTAGTGCGGACTTGTGGGATCAACTATTCATCAAGGATGAAAGCGGGACACCGCAAGATGCCAATACTGGCATAAATAACACTGGTACAGATGATGTGCAGACTGGTCAGACAGAACCTTCTAATTCTCCAACGGTATTCGATCAGCGCTTTAAAGAAGCTCTATATGCAGAGTGTTTAAAGAATGGTCAAGATTATAAAGAAGTATCTAGCTTTACTAATGAATTTGTTAAAGACCCTACTGGCTTTATCGAGTTATATAAAGCTGTACAAGAAGTTAAGAAACAACAAAGCCAACAAGCACAGGGAGGCTCTCAAGTATCTCCTTCGCACAACTCTAGACCAGTGAACTTATCGGAAGCCCCCACTCCGAATAATGTCCGCACATTAGCCTCCCCTGCTTTTGGCAACATAAATGCTAATCCATATTGGCGATAAATAATATTAAGGAAACAATAAAATGTCGTATACAGATAGAACAAATTACGAAGGTAAGACTGCGGCAGAGCTTGGCCTAAGCCAAGACCTGGAGTCTACTGGAGCGTTTTCTGGTACCACTATTGGTATTGGAGACAAATACATGATCGACCTCTACGGTAATATGATCACTCATAAAGTAGAGGATACTCCTTTGCTCACCATTCTTTCTAATCTTGGTACAGTTAGTGAGAAGCCTCCCTACATCGTATGGAACGACGAGTATGAAGGTAAGATGTGGTGGGATATTGCTATTGATAATCTGCGTCAGAAAGATGCTCTTGATGCTGGTGGCAACGCCGATCTAGTCCTCCCAGGCAGCGGATCAAAAGCTATGGTAGATGGGACTCAAAGACCGTATGCTCTTACCGATTCAGCTTATACTGGTGGAGCAATAAAGCTGTTGAGTGCTACATCTCTTGACTCTAACCCTGCTAATAACATTCTTACCGCTACAGGTGGCACTACTATTGCTGCTCAAACTTATGTTGGAGCTGGGACTAATCAAGCATCAGGCATGGCATTCTGCCCTGCTAACAATCGCGGGGACACTACTGCTACCAATAAACTCTTCTTTGCTATTAAGCAAGAGAACGACAATACTGTTGGTACTGCCGACACTGTATATAATCGTCTTCATCAGCTATTGACCAACCTTGGCTATACTAAGGTATCTGCTACTGGAAGTTCTCCGATAGCTTTGGAGAGGTTTGATTATAGCACAAGTGTAACAGCCCCTGTCTATATGGCCTTTGATGAAATCCATCTCGCCAACGCCACAGATAACAACAGTGAGACTACCGTAACAGACATGGAAACACATTATGAGGCACTTATCCTGCTTAACAAGTTTGGAAAATATACAGATAGCAGTGGCAATAACTATCTGTTTTTTGAACTTGATCTTGGTGTTTCAAATCTTGATCTTGGTTTAACTATTGGCAACTATGTTGCTTACACTGGCGACCCTGCTGCGAATTATGATTGTGCCTGTCTCAGCTTCCCCGTAGTAACTGGAACCGTGGGCGATACTGGCCCCTATGGAATCTTCCTCAACTCTGGTAAAACCACTGCAAAATACATCGGCAAGATGAGCCGCATGGTTCATATCGGTCGCAACATGGTAGCTCCTCCCCCTGTTCCTGAGGGCGATACCTTTAATGCTGGTGGCAACTTTACTGCTTGGAGAGAACGTTTGACTAACTTCAGTCAAATCTTTACCACTCCCAAGTATGGTATAACTGGTACCCATCAGGCATCACAATTCAGATTTGGCGATGATTTCCAACGCACCAGAGCAATGTATCTCGAACTATACAAAGGCATGAAAGAATCTGCCTTCTTGTTTGGCATTAAGGGTGAAGTTGCCGTAAAAAGTGCTACTACAAATGGCTCCTTCATGGTTGGGCAACCTGCTCGTCAGCTTGGTGGCTTGATGGACTATGCGTTGTTCCCTATCACTTATATGAAGAAAGCTCTTGGTTCTGGAAGCTATACTAATCCAGAAACTCCAAATGCTAATTTCATTACTTGGCTTGACGATATCTGTGATCGTCTTAATGCCTTTAAGTATAATGGAAGCAAAGACCTTACATTCCTTGTAAGCAAAAACTTCCTGAGACGTCTAATTCCCTATACCCGTACTATTACTAATAATGGGAATATTATGGGTGGTCAGGTACAGATAGCTAAGCCCACACAACTTAGCTTTGGTCTTGAGCTTTATACTTTCGTCAGTGCTTCTGGTGCTAACGTTAAGTTTATCCATGAGCCAGCTCTTGACACTCTTCCTTTCTTCCCTGTTCCTTATTGGATGTTTGGAGCTTCAAACGTAAGTCCTCGTGACATTATGATCTCCATTGATACCAATAATATCAAGCAAGTAGTATGTCGCCCTGACCGTATCTATGGCAACATCCAGGATATCGGGCAGGATGCGTTTATGGAAGGTATGAGAGGTGAATCTTCATTCATCCTAAGATACCCCAAAAATCATGCAATAGTGTACGCTCCTACGCAACTGTAATAACTCGATGGCGGGGGTTTCCTCCTTGCCCCCGCCTTCAATTTTAAGGAATGAATATGAAACCACTAGTATTTTTTAACTCACGAGCCGAAGTAGTTAGACGTGAGATAGTTTTCCCTAGCAAGAAAAAGATAGTTATCTCAAGAGAATCCCCAGAGTATACTACAGCAGATAAAGAAGAAATAGACTTCTTGTCTAAAGTATTTGGTATTGGGGTTAGAGCTTTAAACGAAAAAGAGTATACTCTTTATATGACTTCTCGTTTTGAAGATATGCCTCATGTAGAGAAAAAAGAGATTAGCTCAAGTGATCTTGAAGCCTATCTCGCTTCTACTGCGCACGAGAAGCTCGTTATAGAGCTTTTGCGCTCTAAGGGATATGAGATATCAAAAAAGGCTGAAGACTTCTCAGAAGCTCTATCAGGAGTTCCTAAGGCAACTAAAACAAAGACAAAGAAAACTATTAAGAAATGAAACACAGAAGCTATCCCATGACTCTTATTTATGAGGGAGTAATACAGAGAGCTATTTCTATTGTAGCCTCTGAACCTTGCCCCTCTGTAAGCGCATATGGGCTTAATTGCATTAATGAGCTTATTAGTCTTGGGACATTAGCTGATGGTAGAATTAACATAGACAGCAAACACAGGATAGCTGTTGTATGGTTTGAGTATGATACTGGTGTTGTTGACTGTGGCATAGTTGATTCGATAGACTTAATTATAGACGGGAGCTATAGCTTACGCAATGATAACAGCGCATCTTAGCACAATAAAAGAAGGTGAAGCTATTACCAGATGTGCAGTCAGCTTTGTTGTTAACTGTCCTCTGAAGATAGGTAACTTAGCTTTTGAGCTAAACACTCAGCATAAGGGTGTATGGTCAACGGTCAGTAAAGAAGTATCTCTAAATAGAACGGGCTATAACTTTATATTCTTTTACCTTGACGTAAAGCCAGCAAGCTATCTTGAGCTTAACGTAACTGATATGACAGGCATAGATGTTATATACACAAGCACAATATCTGCACTGAGCATGGTGAAGGTATGAAGATAAGTGATATCATTAAAGACTGCCCATCTCTTACTGATGAGTTGATAAGAACTGCTTATTCACATGTAGTAAGGACAGTAAGACTTCAACCACTACTAGTAACTATAGAGACAAATAAGCTAAGGTGCTATGATCTTACTAAAGAAACTCACCAGCTTACAAGGGCAGAACTTTATACTCCATTAGGGCAATATGCTTTGACAGATGAAGATGGTTATTGTTTTGTTGATTATGATGGCAGATACATAGTAGCTAATGATATGGGCAACTATGGTCAGAACATAACCTATACAGACTATGAGGGTGCATGGCTTACAGATGAAGATGGCTATGTGCTGTCTGAAAAAGATGATATAGATGGAGACTATCTTTCTGGAGAAGATGGAATAGTCTTAGAAGATTATGATGATTCACTATTTGTAGAGGAGATATAATGTCAGACACAGTAAGAGTAACAGAAGTATTAAAGAAGAAACTTTCTTCAGTTCCAGAGGTTAATGAAAGCGAGCTTACAACCGATGATATATTGATAGGTCTTAAGTCGGATGACAATAAAAAGACAGTGCAGATACCATTAGTTGTTCTTTTAAATCTTATTGATACTGAGTTGTTAACAGATATAAAAGACAAACTTAATCAATTATTAGAAGCAGAGTAATGTATCAGTTAGAGAAATATCCTGTAAAGATAAAGCAAATAGTGGATGTTATTTGTGAAACTAGACTTGAGGATATTCCACATGTTGTTCAAGAAGACCGACCTGATGTTGTTATGAGCCTAGGCCCCTGCCAGCCAGCAGGGGCAATATACTATTCTAATAATCAAATTACCTGTACAGCTCCAACTACCTTTATGGCTATATGCTATTTTATGCCAATGATAGTAGAAGACGGTGAGGATGGGTATATTCCAGATCACTTAGTTATGTTGACAGTATGCAAGGCTCTCTCTATCCTTGCAGAAGAGTCTGGTGATGTTGAGCAGTGCGCAAGATATGAAGCTGTGTTTACTCAGCTTGTCAATTCATACAATGAAAACTTTCTCGATACTTTACCAAATACCTTGAGTCAAGGATATAAAATAAATGCTAACCAACTATAGCTACACAGAATATCTTTCATCAGTTTATGCTGATAGCACCAACACTATTCTTGCTAAACTTAATAAGGCTACTCTATATAGTCTTAAGGTGTTATCTGTTCATGGCGTAACAATGATAAAGAATACTCCAGAGCATGTGTATGAAATAAAGAGAGAGTTTGATGAGACAGAAGAAGAAATGCTTGGTGGTGAATGCTCAAGAATGGTTAATAGCTTAATCTCTCATAGTGACGCTGTGGTGAAAGTAGTTTTACCCAAAACTTATGACCAAACTATTGTAGATAGAATAGATGGTCTTATATCATCTCTAAGAGACTCTGACCCAACCAGGGCATTTCAATATGTTTCTCTATTAAGTACTCATACAAAGAACAAGCTTGCTGAGTATAACCAAGAACGTGAATACAAATCTAAGAGAACAGGTAAGATAAAGCCATGTCAATTTTAGCATACGATAAATTCAAGGCATCTATAGTAAGACCATATATAACTATACCGTGCCTCGCGATATGTAAGACCACTATGTTAAAAGCTTATGCTGGTGATATGTATGATTCCCACGACTATGTTTGCTGTACTCCACTAAGCAGACTATTAAGACACACTAATTCCAGTGTTGCTTTTAAGGGCACAGACACAGCCATAGCAGAGCCTTTCATCATTGGGCAGTACCACAACTCTACTATAGACATGATGTCTCCACAGGAGCCATCTCATGATATTTTAACAGACATTCTTTCTGGCTTATATTGGAGTTTGTGTAATGAGCTTCCTGAATTATCTTATGTGTATATGCAAGCGTATTATCTTATTGCAAGAATGTCGCAAGATACTCCGCCTATGTTTGGCGGGAAAGAAACAAGATATGAGGTAAAGACTTATGAGTTCTAATACAGGCTCAAGCATAGAAAAGATGACTCCCCCTTCTCCCACTGCGTCGCAAAAGAGAAGTATCAATTTATTTAATGCTGAAGAAGAAGAAATAGATGCTATCAGTTTTGAACGCATAGGTGTTAATACTATGCATTATAAAGATAGAACATCGATAGTGTCTGCTAAATATGCTGATGTTACTACTTGCCTTGGAGAAATACGGCCAGGGAAGGGTGTTAAGTTTATTCTTGCAGATGTTCCAGCTATCTATGACTCAATACCAGAAATCATATCTCCTTCTGATCCTACTGGATGGGATGACGTAATTATTAAAGAAAATGAAATGGTTATTATAGCTGAAATAATAGCAGGAGCGGGGGCAGAAGTAGCCGCAGGAGATATTCTTGGAGCCTTTGTAGGATATCCTGTAGCAGAATTACGTGGAAGGTCTGTTGTCCAAAATATAGCTGGTACGCATCTCTGTGTAATTGTCGTATATTATGATACAGAAGAAATAGGAAAACATATTAATCTAAGACTATACAGCATTGATTATGATGAGGAATTCTCATCCTCTATAGATATAGAGGAGGGCGTAGCAGGAAGCTTAGAAAATCCTGTACAACTTGAAATTACATCTCCTCCCCCACCGGCATCGTAATGAATAAAGATAATCTTTTTAGCTTAAGCACTGAGTATAAGCTTAACAGTATTAACTGCAATATACTTACTCCATTAGGTACTACTGATATTAGCAAAAGTTCTACTCTTGAAGTAGCTTACTCACAAAGCACCAGTGATAAAAATTTCGCTAATAACTGCACTGGCATATCTGGGTACGTAGAAATAAAATTAAGAAGCTATCCAGAGCTTGAAGACGGTGCTCTTCCCACTCATTTATATATTCCCAAGACACCAGTATTTTGTGACGCTGTCTCTGTTCCTGTTATGTGTGATGATGATTCATTAAGTGGAAGAGGGTTTGTTGCTATGCACTATAACTTTGTGCAGCCTCTGTTTATGCCAGTAGAGGCAGGATGTATGGAGAGATATCCTCTCACAACTCCCAGAGACAACATACTCGGAGCACGAAGCCTCTTAATGAGGAATGGCAATAAACAAACTTTTGGTATAGCAACCAACTATTTATTCTCTAGAATACGTGAATATGATAGTGGTGCTGGTGAAAGTGATTCTGTGTACGCACATGAAGCAGATGTATTAGTATCAGATAATCCTTCAATAGTAGCAAAGACTGACGGGCTTTGTGAATCTGCTTTATACATAGACAAGATTGATCTTCTTAGAGTGGACTTTGATTATGATGAAACATATTCTTCTCCACATTTAAAAATAAAGTATGCCGTTGTTCCTGTTACTGGTTTTGCCGCAACCTCACAATCACTATCACCAGATTTAGATTGGAGCAGCAAAGTATCTGGCAGCCAAAAGGTTGCTTTAATACCAATATCTGCTGCTCATTGTAATTATACTAATGATGATAACGAAGGAGAATGGAGTAGTGATACCAAGTCTGAAGCAACGATAGAGACTAAGAGTATTGCTATTGAGTATCCCGCAAGACTTGTTAATGCTAATCATATCACCGCATTTGACCAAACTAGCTGGGTAATGTCAATAGACCAGAATTCAGATTTCAACGAAATCTATAGAGATAATGAATATTCTATACATAGTGCCATAATCACCTATACAAAAGTTTATGGCAGTAAACATAAATTTCAGTTTTCTCTTGGCATAAGAAAAGCAGGAACTGACAGAACTGCCTTTCCTTCTAACTATTCTCCTATTAACTATAGCGAAAGCTATGCTGAGCTCCCAGAGCATGAATCAGCGATAGATCTATCAGCAGCATATCCTGTTATCAGTATAGACAAAATTAAGAGCGATAATAAAGGAGCTTCATATAATATAAAGTTTGGTATTGATAAAGATGATCCTCTCTTAGGTTATCTAGAATACTCTAATGGTTGTGGATACTTTATAGTAAATACATCTTGTTCAACATTGGAAAGTATCAGCCAAGCATACGGCATGTGTGGCAGTATATCTGAACATCTTGTTTGTGAAAACATGATCGTTAAGAAGAACTCTGTTCTTCATACTGCTTCTCTGTCTCATCTCGGATATAAAGAAGATATCAATAACGAACCGTATGACTATGATTCTAAGACTCCAGGTCTTACTGCTTATTTAGAGGTTAGAGAATCAGGGTCAAGAAATGAGAATATTCCTGTGCACTCAATAGTGTCAACTGTAAATACATATGAAGGAAACTCTGACTATGTTGGAGCTGGGGACAGTACCATGCATAGCATGTGGGATGGTAGGGCTGCTTCTATATTCTCTCCTGTGATATCATCTGATGGGCATGGAGAAACACAGATCAGACAAGCGTCTCATCTTCTTACAAACAGTAAATTCCCAGTAATTATACCGAGCGCAGTATTCTATAATTCGATGGATACAAATAACGAATTATACATAATGGCTGATGATGTAACGTCTGATACATGGAAACTCACTATCCCATATAGAGATGGTGCTACGATTGAGGTAACCGATAATTCCTTTGTAATAAGAGATAATGAAGTCCCTATTATTGATCTTACAGCCGGAGCAGTCCCAGCACAAGCAGTCAACAACTATGGCTGGTATCTTAACCTTTTAATTTGTGCTGTTGAGACTCATCTATGGCTACATGGAATAAAGTTTATCTCTTGTTGCAATATATCTTCCGGTTTACAGGATAGTATAGACACAGGAAGAAGTTATTCAGTCAACACCTATGGATGGAAAGCAAGCTCATGGTCTGCAGGTGGCCCTGTTGGCCCGCACATTGTTTATCCTATGGTGGGGTGTTTAAATTTCTATGATACTCCAGTTATAGGAACTGGGAATACCCCCATTGATGCACTATTCTCTAAAGCAGAAATAGGGATTGACATATCTGGCTATGGGATGTTATCAACTCCGTCCACTACATATTTTAATAATAAGAGGCTTATGCTTGCAGACGATACAGTATATGAAACATTGTCTAAGTATAGCAGAACCTCTGATCTGTCTACTAAATATGAGATACTAAGAGAAAGCAGGGTCTCTCGTATTTATGCTATTGGTAATTATTTGGTAGTAGGAACATCTTCATCAGTTTCAATATTTGCAGAATACAATCAAACAGTATCTATTCTCTCAACAATCCCAGGACAGCTTATGCTTGGGGTATCCATGTCCCACGATAGCCTATACTTTGCTGTCTTGAATAATAGCAATATAATAATTTATGAAGTTTCAAGAGATGGTATTATACCTATACATGAATCAAGTGGATCAAAGGCCATAGTATCCAATAGTCTTTCTCTGGGTACAACTGTAAATATATACAATAACGGCAACCTCTCAGTATACTCTATAGCAAGAGGACAATGTATATTAATAGCAGTGCTTGAGACAACTACTGCATGGTCTGTAGATGATATTGTCTTATCATCAACTGGCATAGAGACACACTGTATTGCCATACTGTCATCTGGAGGTATTAAGATAGCTAAAGAGATAACCATTGGAGATGGTTTAGAAGAGTATGAGCTTACATCATCAGAGTTTGTTTTCCCCAAACTTGCTGATGGTGGATATCTCTTATCTGGTGTACGTCTTATTTTTGATATTGAGCCTGATGAACATGTTCCAGATCATAGCACTTTTAACTTCAACGTAAAGATTAATGACGAAATAGAATATGCAATAGAAGGTGCTAGCGTAGCTTCCTCTAAGACTCTTTTGTTTGATGCTTGCCCAGCAACATACGCCAGCTATACTATATCAAAATGCCTTGTCCCCTTGCGAGGGATAAGATGGCTTGTACAAAGAATTCCCGATCCTGTCTATAGCCAGCTTGAGTGTGATACTATTATAGCAGTACATTCATTACCAGGGTATATATTTGTATCCTATAATGACCTTACTGTAGCATATGCTATGTATGGTAGCGGAGCTTCCAAGATAGCTACTGTTAAGGGATTGCTACAGAATCATCCTGTTGCTGACCAGAATGGAGTTTACTTTGCGGTAAAGCGTGGTGAATATATTATAGCACACATGCTATCCCGTGATGGCGCAGTTCCAGTATACCAGACCTATGGAGAATCTGCAACCATGTCTTGTGAGTTTAAGTCTGGTGTGTCAATGGCTGTATTGGAAGAAGGAACAGTATATGTTTATTCTATAGATAGAGGAAACGTAGTTTATAAAGGATCAAGTAACCTTCCCTTTAACTCTATAGAGTTAGTAGTGGCTGGTTGTGGTGACGCTAGCCAAACCCTTCTAAAGTGTCCCATAGATAATGATAACTCATTATATTATAAACTAACAGAAACTCCATACGACATGAGCATCGATATAATGTCATCAGAGTATCATATAGCTGAGACACAGTATGGGAAGCCAGTGCTTACTGGAGTAAGAGTAGAGTTTGATTATATAAATGATAAGACCTTCGATATAGACATATATGTTGATGATGAATTACATTCTACTCATACTAATCTTGAAGTTGGAAGAGATGTAACCATCCCTATAGTTCCAGTTATAGGAGAACAACTGAGTTATGAAATTAAGAATTGTAGTGCAACAGTTCGTGGTGTCAAGTGGTTAGTTTATAATCTTCCTCTAAGAATCTATAATCTTCTTGAAACAGAGCTTGTTGAAGACATTATAGTTATAGGGCAGTATGTATTTGTATCTTATAATGAAACTACTGTAGTTTATGCAACAGCAAACGGGCAAGCAGAGATAGTTGCGACAGTGGTTGGAAAGCTCATGAAGTTTCCTACTCAAGAAGAAGGTGATGTATACTTTGCGGTAAGCAAAGACGGTATGATATATGCTTATCATCTTAGCCGTGAAGGAATCATCCCCGTTTATGAGCTTGAAGGAATTAAAGCTGTTGTCTCTACAGAACAAGGTATAGGTATAGTGCTGTCAGTATTTAACGGCACATCGGTGTCAACCTATAGGCTCGTTAGCGGTAACGTTATCTACTTAGGCATTATAGAGAGCACTCCACTATCAACAGTAACTAACGTTGGAACCTATAGAAAAGGCGACACAGCCAGTGTCGCCATACAAACAACAGACGCATTAGGGTATCCGAATACTAATAATATACTAAGCCTTGATCATGTACTTAAGCCATACGAGATTGAGTCATCAGAGTTCATCTTCCCATATATAAACGGCAGGTATTTGTTGTATGGGGTAAAGATTAACTTTGACAAGGCTCCACTAGTTAACGATCCTCACAATAGCTTTGACATTACTGTTTGTGCTAATGACGAGCTCCACTATGTGTCGACTAATCATGAGGTTGATGCAGAGGTCGTAATCAGATTTAGCGCTGTACCAGTAGGCTACGCTAAGTTTAGAATAGCTAACTGCTATCAGCATATAAGAAGCATTAAGTGGCTAGCCTACAAGCTTCCCCTTATAAACGAGACGATAGTTAATACTGGCAATGAAGAGATCGTTATTGACCCTGATCTTCTGCTCTATGAAGATATTGTTTTTGGTAGCTACCAGATCCAAAAGTATAGGCTTGCTATTATAGGTAAAGCAACTGAGCCTGTAGAGATTGATCCTCAGAACGAGAACATTTCCCTCTCGCTTAGGGAGCACGGGGCCTATAGTCCAACGCTAACAGTGCAACCTAAAGACGGAGTAATCGATAAAGACATCTACGTTAAGTGGACTCGATTGGATAATGGTATGATGGCGACACGTATCAAGAACACATATAAGTCACAATCAGCATATGTCACTTGCATATCGCCAGATAACACATATGACGGAGGGACTTGGTAGTGGCAGTCACTACTATTCTTTTTAAGCGAGGGAACTCTCCCCTACCACCAAACGCTTTGCTACCAGGAGAACCTGGGTGGGAACTGGATACAGGCGAGCTGTACATTGGAATGCCCGATGGCTCACAGAAGAAGATCAATACGCTGACCACAGAGGAACTGATTGAGATACGTGGAGACGTTTTGCAGGCGCTGACGGATTCATTGGACGCGCGCAAGATCGCTGCGTATCGCACTGCTTACCGTGTGGTGCCGCAAACAGAGTATGTCGAAACATTTGTGCTCGACAACGTCAAGCGCTGTTATACTGGCAGAATGAAGATAGTTCTCGATGGGGTCTCAGGTATTCGCTACCGGGACATCCTCCCAGGATCAGCAATCGTGGCACAAACCCGAATATCCACAGCGTCCGACGGCAGCAGCTATAGCATGTATTATGTGGACAGCATGGATTACAATACTGGGATAGCATCCCTGCAAGCAATATCGAGAGCAGAGGCTGCGGCTATAGGTGTCGTTGTTATCAGCAAGGAATATGTCCGAGGAAGCTCAGCACCATCATCCAATCAACGCAATCCAAGGTTTGAAATATGGCATCCCGACGGGGTATTGGGTGACCTCTTATGGTATTTGCATCCGTTCTACCCGATTAGCTACTACTTACGTGAATACACCCCCAATACAATAACTGGTGGGAACATCTACATACAAGGTAATGAACCCAGCGATCCAGATTGCGTCTGGATCGATACAAATGGCATAGACCTAATAACAGAATAAAGGAGATAACAATGCCATCAAAACTAAAAAGAATACTACTTACAGACATGCAGTACTGGAACGGTACAGCATGGGCAGACCTGAAGGCAAGAGACCTGTCTCTTTCCCCAGAGATTCAGACCACCATCCCACTCAAGTGGGACGAAGAAACAAGCACGGGGCATGGCGTGCTTCTGTCTACATATAGTGGTAATGACATCCCGGTAAACCTGTCTGGAGACATTAACTTTGAAAACTTCAAAATAGACAACCCGCTTAATAGTCCGAACTGCACGCTGTTTCACTCAATGGGCAATGGTCTTGGTGATGCCGCAAACAGAAAGACAACGCTCATCAAATACAAGACTGTGTGTATAGTGGAAGATTCCGAGACTGAATTTCCAGAGCTATCCACGGACTTTTCATACTTCATGATTAAATCGAGTTTCGCGTCAAATGCGCTAGTAAGCGGGGGTCCTTCTGGAACCCAGCTGGGGTCTTCGTTTAGCGTTAATCTTAAGTTCAATTTTCCTATGTTCCAATCGGGGGCTGGAACGCAAGCCTACCAAGCTATAGAGTCAATGCTGAGCGAAAAAAATAACTGGGTATTGGGATTACTGAAAAATGGTGCTTCCCTCCCATACTACGGAGCGCCAACATCTGTTGTGCTTGGTGTTCCATCGTTTGGTTCTGGAGACTATGGATATGGGTACATCCCAGTAACCATATCCCGAATGTTTAGCGGACTGTCAAGTGGGGAGTATACCCTCACTGCAAGGTTCAAGAAGAATGACAATGGGGACACCACCGCTTGGATGGATATCCCTGCTGCCTACGAAATAACAGTACAGCTTACTATCGGCGTGGCAAACCCGGACAACCCAATGATCATCACAAACGATGCAGATGTGAGTCTTACCGTTACCATTTCCACTGGAGCAGGATCATAATGAAGCGATCTGGTATGGCAGTAATTGCTAGCAAGCGCAACAATAGAAATGTGCGTGTGTTCATCCCTGAGAAGGTACGCAAGGGCGGAGTAACTTACACTCAAGCGTACACGTTTATCCATGTTGGATCTACGCCCCCTGGGATAATTATCACCAATGACGCATATATAAGCTTGTCTGTTTCAATTTCTACCAACACTATCGTGGCAACATCTCCATTTAGCAAGCTGCTTCTGCTCACGTATCTGGGCAGGATAGTGCGATCTCTGGATAAATCCGAGACTGGGGTCTTCAGGGTTTTGCGCCAGCCTGAAGAAGGATACGTCCCCCTCCCAGTAGAACCAAACCCAGACGGTAGCCAGCCTGCCCCATCAGATCCGGCTGACGAGGCATACTATCGTGGACAGGCAAAGATAGACTTCGAATAAGTATAATGCTTGACAAGATAAACAATATAGAAAGAATAGACGTGCCTGTATGCCAGGCTATAAAATTTATACACGCAGAGGTGTAAAATGAGTTTTTGGGAAAACATAATAAAGCCAGCCGCAATGGCAGTGGCTCCATTGCTTGGGCCAGCTGGAATAGCTGTTGGCGCAGGAGCTACTATTGCAGGCTCTATGATTTCAGCCAATAATGAGAACAAGGCCTTGCGTAAGCAAGTAGATGAATATAACAAGAACCTTGAAAAGCAAGCTGTTAGGACACACAACCTTGCAGCCTCTGAAGGAATAGGTCAACAAGCAGCATATAGCTGGGCGTCAAACATGATTCGCAAGCACCAGGATAATCCTGCTGCTCTTCAGAGCGCAACAAGTATAGCTGCCAATAAGCTTCAGTCTTCTTCTGATAGAGCAGCTCAACTAAGAGCTGCGGCTATAGACATATTGTCTAAGCGTATGGTTAAGCCTAGAAAACTTACTGGTGCGCAACTTGCAATGACTGGGCTAAAGACAGGTATTGATGCCGCTTCTACAATAACAAACATCATCAGCGGATTTAAGACTGGCACCCCTATTCCTCAATCTGGTCTGTCTGAACCTATATCAATGCTTGATTCTAAGTATATTGATCAACCAACATATTTTGCGTAGAGAGGTAAATAATGGCTAAGTATAGTTATATTAGCGGTGCTGGTGAAGTAAGAGAAGTAGAGTCAGATAACTCTATAATAGAATCTCTTAGAGCTGCAACAGCCGCTCTTCAGAATAAAAGACAGCTCGGCATACAGGAGTTTGGCGCACGGGCTCAAGCCAGACTTACTGATTCACAAGCTGCTCTTAATAGAGCTACTGCTAGCTATAGATCCATGTTGGAAAGCATGGCAATAAAAGATAAGGAAGACAAAGAAAAAGAATATGAAGCCAATAGAGCTAAGGAAGAAGAATATAATAGGTATCTAAACATACTGAATTATATTTATGGAGACCTCAATGGAACAAGGCAATATTGACGACAGAAATGTCTTTGAACAGCTTAAGGATAAATGGACAACTAAGGAGCCTTCTGCTACGGCATCGGGATGGGAATCCGTATTACCCGATAAAGGAACTAATCTTTCCAGTTCTTCTGAGTCTAATAGTTCAGGCAATAGTTCAGGTGGTAAAGCAAGCACAAGCGTTGCTTCTGGTGGTTCTAAAGAAGCTGATCAAATGATGAGTGTAGCCAATGATATACTTCTTAGTATCTATAACGAAGATTTAGGAAGTATTAAGGGATTGCTTGGCAAAATAGATGAGCTTGTAGAAGCATCTAATCCCAGTGATAGTAAGAGTATTGAGGCGAGTAAAGCTGATTTATCGAAGAAAGCCTTTAATGCCGCCGAAGAAAAGTATAAGTCTGTCTTAATGATGTTGGCTGGAGTAGATGGTGCTGCTGCTTTGTATGACAAAGCAAGCGCAGACTATAACAATTTTAGCTCTCTTAGACAGAGGCTAGAAGATAATCCCCAAGCCTATATTGCGTATAAGAAAGCTCAGATGTATAATGAGTTGTCTAACTATATTAAGGCAGCTGGCGATTCTATATCTTATGAAAGAGTTGGCGTAGGTAACATGGTGAATGGTATTGCGAATATCTTCCAAGCACACGCCCAACAAGGGCTTAATCGCTTTAATCAGGAAATGAGCATAAGAAGTAATGCTAGGCAGGAACAACAGGCACAGCAAAATACTGCTGTTCATAGAAATAACATGATAGACCATGAGACCCGAAAAATAATAACTACCTATGGCTTACCTGATGCAGCATATGGTCGTGTATGGGAAGTTGTTTCTAATAATGATAAGCTAACGAAGAGCCAGTTTAATGAAAGGCTGATCAAAATAATTAATGATTTTACGGTTAAACAAAGGTAAAAGCAATGTCTATCGCTGACGGAAAGTTTCACGATTTAGAATTATCATATTATGGTGGCGAGAGAAGAATTGATGATGAGCGCAATAAACCAATAGCCTATACTCTTTTCAGGGACACTGTTAATAAGGGTTTTATAAACGATGTTGTTAGTGATGAAGAGATGGATAAGGCTCATGAGTCTTCTGGCAGCATGGCGTCTGTTCATTTTATTGGAACTAACTACTTCTCCGAATTTCTTAGTAACGAAGACAAGAGAATACTTGCAACAGGTTTAGATTCCAAAACTGCTAATCGTTTTCTTGAGGCTAAGACTGGTGCCGAATATCAGAAAGTCATAGAAAATAATGATGTTCTGCAGAGGCGTATGCTTAAGGTAAGTACAGCTATTGGCACATCAATATCATCGGCTAACCAAGTATTAGGTATTATAGACTCTCTTGCTTCTACATCATTAAATGATACAGATGAGGGAAGAGAAAAGATACTTAAGGCTGGATATGCAATTGGGGCAGGCATTATGTTTGGTGAAGATGAGATGGATAAAGTTGCCAATGAGATTGGCATAAATCTTGACAGTACCGAAACAGTAGAAGACCAGATGATATCAGGACTTGCTACTGCAGCTATATCTAAAGATGGATATGGTGGCAATATCTCAAGGCATACAATTAGAGATAAAGGTATTATGGGAGCTATTTCTGAAGACATAGGCATGAACTATAGAGCCATCTTTGGTGTGCGCAATGCTGACCCGTATCTTAACTCAAGAAACATATCAATAGAAGATAATAATGTTGTGATTAATGCTACTGAAATAGAAACAAGAGTAACTGAAGAATTGTCTGAATCATATGACAGCAAAGCTGGTGTAATAGCTATGGCTGGCATGGACATGATTACCTCAACAGCAATAGCAAAACAAAAGTTTGTTGGTAGTTCGGATAGCTTTACTTCTAAGATGAGAATGAGTCTTGTTAATGAGTCTATGTCAGGGGGCGACTATGGTGCAGCAGGGACATACGGCATGCTTTTTGGTATAGCTGGCGCTATTGCTGAAAGCCTCATTCTTGGTATGATTATTGGTGCAGTGGCTGGTGCAATATCTGGTGGTGGAATCGGAGCACTGCCTGGAGCTGTAGTTGGCGGTGCAGGTGGTGCAGCCAAAGGTGTGGCTACTGGTATCAAATCATACAAGGCTGCAAGAGCATTGGCAAAGACTGGTTCAATAGCAAAGAAGGTTTTAACAAGCAAGGCTTTTGTCCAGTCAGCTAATATGGCGGCAAAAACATGGGCGCAAACTAATAATGAGACAGGCTATGGCTTAGCTAAATCTCGTACACTTGGCGATGCTAAGCTTATGAGAAACATGGCGTTTGACGCAGCCACTATGTATGTAAGCATGGGCTTGTCAGACAGACTTACAACTGTTGGTTCTGGAAGGCTTATGCGCACAATAGCGAAAAACAAGCATGCTGGGAACCTTAGTGGTTTTTATGGTGGATTAGCTCTGCACAATGTTGTGTCAACTGCTGGAGATATATCTATTGATATGGGCACAGACATAATTGCTCACACAGTAATAGAGCACGCATATGGGCTAATGGGTAAGGGCTATGATCCCTTGCTTCCATCACAAGAATCTATGACATCTTTGTCTGGTGATACAAGAATTACTGGAGGTGGTTTTCTTACACAGCTTGGATCTCGTTTTGCTGCTCGTGTAGCTGGTCGACAGATATCTAGAGTAGCTGGATGGGGTAAGGCTAAAGGCCCCGGAAATGAGTTTGTTGTAGGCTCAAGGCTATGGTCTGACAACATAGAAGATACTATGTTTGCAGGGGCAAAGAAAGCCCCAGGCATGAGAATGCTAAACTCTCTTAGCTCTGGAATATTCCAAGATAATCTTACAAACATCTCTAGTTTTGCCAGAGAAGTATATCCTGATAGAGGCAATGCAGCACTATGGGAAATGCTTGAAACTTCCCCTGATCCATATAAAACATACCTTGCCCTATGGAAGCTCCAAGAGATACAGACCAACAGGGCGTATTCTCATATCAGAGCATTAACTTCTCCATTTAGAAGTATAGAAACTCGTGGTGATAGAGGCATCATCTCAGCCGCTGATAGCGTTATAAAGCTCTATACCAAAGACCCAGGTCTAGATAGAGTAGGACAGTTCTTAAGTCTTGCAGAGAATTCTTCTGTTATCTCTATTGAAGATAAGAGTACATTTGATTTATTAAGCAAAAAGATTATCGACTATGTTATAAACGGAGAGTCTAACTCTCCAACGGATATGTCAAATAGACTAAGAGAAGGCATAGCCTTTATCTCTAAAAGAATACTTATAGATGAAGACGAAGTATTCAAGGGATCAGGCAAAGTTGGGACAAGTTTTATTTCTAGTCTTGACCAGGAAATAGCGAAAAAAATAAAATCAAGTACTGATAATGAAACCATTAATAGTCTTTCTACATTCATGAAAGACTACAGCGCAGGCGGCATGAAAGTAGATTCTGCCACTATTGATTTATCTAATGTAAGCAGAGCAGTGCTTAGCGATGAAACACTTGCAAGAAAAACCAACTTTGTATTAAATGAAGATAACAAGAAGGTTCTTGAAGATTACTTAGTGCTTGCCGCAGAGCAAGCACAACAAAGAGGGCTCACTCAAAAGAATCTTATATCTTCAGAAATAGAAAGAGCAGAAAGACTATATGCTTCTACTAATAATGAAAATGAAAAGAGAAGACTTGAGAGTTCTCTTAGAGAGCTTCGTGCCTTTAGAGAAGTTCTCGGCTATGACCCTGATGGCAAAAAGGCAGTTAAAGGTCTTGAGACAATTTTAGATTTCTTTACAAGAACCGTTGCTACTGCCAGAGGCGATAAAGATAGAATACCTATAAGGTCATTAGATGAATTAATGGGTCAAGAACCAATTAGTGGGATATCCCATGCTGTTGACTTTATAGGAACGGCTCAAGCTTTCTCTCGCATATACACAGAGTCCATGAGAAGCTATCTTGGATATTCTGATGGGCGTATAGCAACTGCAAGAGTAAAAGGATTCTCTGAAAATCAAATAGTAAACTTTGTACAGAAAAGACTTATCCCTCTTATCAGTGTTTATGACGCGTTCTATAGCAGTATGGATGACAGCTCAAGGGCAAATGCAAGATCAATAATGAAAACAGTGTATGGTGCTCTTAACTCACGCACTGACGAATCCTCTAAATCTTTTTCCAGGATTATCGATAATCATATTACATATCTTAACTCAACAGAAACTGCTATTGCTTCCAGTAAAGACTTAATAAGTACAATGAAAACACTTGATGGCATAAGCAGTCGCTCAAGCATAAGAGAGCTTATGGGAGAAAACGCCAATACTCTTAACATGCTTGGTGTTTTAATCTCTTCTCCTCGGCCAACAGATTCAGGTGTAGAGATAATAGATGAAGATCGTGGGCTCATTAACGAGTTGTTCTATCCAAGTTATCAGAATATGTTTGATGAAATCCTAAGAAATGATTTAACCATAGATGATAAAATAGAGATGAATAGAACCCTGTTAGCTGCAGCAGCGGCAAGGCAGGTTAGCCTTGCCTATCTTGATAATCCATCAAGAACTCCAGAACAAGCTGTCGACATCGCTAATGATGAGCTAAGCAAATCTGGACTTAGTGTTAGAGTTCAAAAACTTGTTGTAGGAGATAATGAGAACCCTCAGATAATTGTTGATACAAAAGATTCTCCTCTTAATAATAATCAAATACTCAGTGAGCTTACTGGTATATTAGAAGTATTTGGTAAAAGTTCTGCTGCTCAATACTCATCAAGAAGTAGTATGGCGGCATACGATGCGCTGTATGACAGAACAACTTTTAATTTCATAGATGGTAAGACTATCTCTATACAAGAACTTAAAGATAGACTTAACAAAGATGTGCCAAACGCTATACAGGCTATCAGGGGGATAACAATAGGTTATCTTTCTGGTGATGGTGACCCCAGTAAAATTGGGGCTGGGCTTACCTCTGAGATTATGAACTTCCTTAACGGAACCAAGTTTATTACAACGATGACAAAGCTTAGTCCTGATGAGCAAGCCGCCTTTGCATGGAAGGTAGCTAAGATTGCTGCTGGGCCAAGCAATGTCAGCTTTGAATATTCTCTTAAAGGTGGAGATTATGTTTTGAAACTTGGTAATTCCACTATCCCAGTCCTTGCAAATAACAAGAACTTCGCCATAATAGATGGCAGTAGCACTACTCAAGAAGAAGACGCTATTCTCACAGAAAAGGGATTTGTTGCAGTTAATTCAGGTGCTGGAGCCCAGCGCGTATATGTTCAATTATCCCCTGCATTTAAAGAGCACAACATATCAGAGGTTGTAAATTCTCTTGTTGATACATACAGAGACATGGCTAACAGCTATGATGATCTTGACGGTAGTGTCGGTACTTTTGCATATCATGCATGGAAAGGTATGACGGAAATATCTTCTGACATTAATAAGACATTGCCTTCTAATCCATCTGACGCATACTCTAAAATCATAGATGTTATAACAAGCGCATGGAATAAAGCTTCTGTTAGCCCAAGCGGCATTAGTCTTCTTGACGATCTCAGCGATGCGGCAAGAGCAGAATCCATTATAACGTTGTCTGATGGCACAAGGATAGATATAAGAAAAGCTATAAACAATTACCTTACTAAGGGAGCCCCAGGGTTAACTCAAGCAGTTGGAGAGAGTATAGCGTCTATAAGAAAGCTTGTAGATTTTTCTGGTGAATTATCTTCAGAAGATACTCTTGATGATTTGTCTGTCAGGATTAAAGAACTTATAAACAATCTTCCTAAAGATTCCATCATGTTTGATGAAGAAAAAAGAGGAATCATTGATACTATATCAAGATTAGATTCTCAAGAACTTGCTACACAAATGTCAAGTGTGGAAGACTTCAAGGCAGAAGTCATGAAGATATTTGAAGATATTGAGATAGCCTATCGTAGAGATATGGATGAAGCCTCCAGATTAACTGCGGTAAGAGAATATGCTCTTGGCAACATGAGTAATCCTGAGCGTATAAATTTTCTTGATTCTGTATATAGAAATTCTTTTGGATCTACTCCTAGCAAGGAAATTATAGCTGAGGCTGTTCGAAAGTCTGATGAAGCTGACATGTATTCTAATCTTAGGAAAGCAGCATTTAAGGAAATTAATGATGATGCTATCCAAGCTCTTAAGAGTAAAGACCCAGATAAGGCTCTTGCTAATATTATAACTATAACAATGACAAGAGGTACTGTTCTTGACTTCTCTGCTGCCGAAATGTCTAAGCGAGCTTCTGCTGTTTTCATAGGCAAGAGCATTAACAGAGAAGAGGCAGCATCATTAATAAGTGAGCTGAATAACACTATATTGGAAAAAACCATGAGAGGCGACTATGGGACACAAGCAAGAAATGTAGCACAGACAAGACAAGTAAGCGGGATAAAAAGACCACTATCATTAAGAATAGTAATCTCTCGTCTTCCTGATGGTGATAATCAAATGCCTCCAGAACTTATACGAGCCTTTGGAAATTACTATGGTATAGAGGCAGACGGTAGCTTTAAACCTATTCTAGACGTATATGGAAGCATAGGGAAAACTGTCTATTCTTCTAATAGTAGTCTAATAGACCCACAAACAAATACTCTTACTGTAAGAATAGGTTATGATAATCTTAAAAGGCTATCTGCTGCAGGCGTAGCCTGGGCAAGTGATGCTATTAGTGCTGGAGAAGAAGGCATTCATCTTAGAGGCACAGAGGAGATAGCTAAGTTTATCTCAAGCCATTCTCTTCATGCTGGCACCTATGCTAATACAAAGCAAGTTGGCAATACAAGTCAAACAGATTCATCTTTGTTAATAAGATATGCTAGTGCTTCACGACAAAAGACTGGTAGTACATCTATGAAGTCTAGTGCTGCAGGCGCTGTGTCCGTTAAGGATGCATACTATCAATCTTATCGTGAACTTCAAAAGACAAGTTGGGGAACTGGATATGTTTATACTGCAGGTGCAATAAACGATATTGACGATAACACTGGCAAATTTACTATTCTCGATAACGAGACCTTGTCTCGCTTTAGCCCTACCTTTGAAAACGTCATGGCTGGTAGTGGGCTACTTCCTTCTCCCAGACTTGAGATAGGGATTAAGTTACTTGCTGATCTCGCTTCTGATTCTATGAAGAGGCAGAAGATGCCAACAAAAGTAAGGGATGTAATAGATAGAATATATGATCAGCACAATAAGTTGGTAGACCTAAATCCTAAGGAGATGGTAAATGCTTCAGAGGTTCTTCTCAGGTTCTTGTCTGATCCTGAAATGCACCCTTCTGGACAACATGTGTTCAGGACAACTATAGATGGCAGGGAAGCATATTTTATTGGTGTTACACGCAGTCCTACTCCAAGGGAGGTACAGCCATTCATGCCCATTACTGCTGTTCTCAATACAAGAGAGAATGGATTGAGGCTTAATGAAGCTGGCTGGAAACTATTCGGTGGAGACTTTGATGGTGACCTTGCTCTTGGTCTTGCACCAATTAAGCCATCGTCACTGGCAAGAGCAGTAGCCGCAACAGAATATGGCTCTACTTATTTATCTTATATAGATATAGTATCAAAAAATCTTGGTGATCACTTGATGAGTCTGACTCGCAGTTCTATTCAGAAGAATAAACTATATGATCACTTTGTATCGTCTCTTAATCCCAGTGACAGAATTGTTCCAGAGAGTGGTGTAGACTCTAATGAGGACTTAAGCAAGGGTACTCAGGCTCTATCTGGAGCGATACAGACACTTACTCCGCTTAAGTCTATTCTTCATTCTTTATACACTGGATCAGGGAGCATAAGGCTTAACAACGATTTTAGCAAAGCTATTACAGACATAGCCAAGAATCTGTCTACGTCTTATGCTACTCAAAATGTTCAGGGAACAAAGTTTGAAGATGCTTTTGATGTTTCTCCATTAAAGAATATAGGTGAAGATACTCGCCTTGTATTCATAGACCCTTCACCAAGTCCAGATATTACAAAAGATTCTATGGTAGAAATTGGAGCTATAGGTTCTGTTAGGTATATAACTGCCGTTGATGCTGGTAATACTGGAACTGATGGAGCGAGAAGAAGTGTTGTTGTGACAGAGTTAACACCTGACAATTCTAAACCAACTAACAAGAAATACAATGTCCTTGTTCTTGAAAGTATGAAAGATAAGATTGGTGTACTTAAGGTTGCTGGTGTCCCTCTTCTAAGGGAAGGGGAATCTTTTAATAAGAACAGGATATTGAACATAGCTTCAAGTCTAGCCACACAACTTAGAAACAAACAAACAGCAAATATTGTTGAGCTTGATAAACCCTTATATGCTACTGTCCCTCAGACTATACTTGAGTCAGTCAATGCTGCTCTTGTTGACACAAAGCTTCATGGGCAACGGATTATAATGAGTAAGTATAAGGGTGATCCCAACAAATTTGTAGAAGACATTCTTAAATTTACCTCAGAAGCATATGCTGCTTCTCTACTTGATATTGATATGTCAATCACTCAGGCTAACAATAGAGGAATAATCGATTATAAGCTCTCAGACATCGATAGAAGCAATATCGATTCTGGGCTTAGGAACAATACCTCTTTCAAGCAAGAGTCCGCCAGAACGGTTGTAAGCGAGTTCTCTGAGGTAATTAAGGATAACCTTATTGCAATAAACAATCTTGTAAGAATGAGTGAGCCAGATAACACTATCCCTCTCAGCCAACAAGATACTTGGAAAAAAATGTTTAGCTCAAACTCTAATGATTTACCAGAATCTGTATATAAGATAATAAGCATAGAAGAGAACGGTGGTATTGGCTGGAGAGATGAGTTTGGTTTTTCTAAGATTAATAAAAACACAGAATTGTTTAAGGAAATAGATGGTGGGCTTATGTCCATTAGGAATCCTCTATCGAATGGCAAGAAAATAAATTTCTATAATGATCTATCTAAGATAGTTAAGTCCTTTGATGTGTTTACCAGCAGGCTGTATACTACAGATGAAAGAGAATTAAATAGAGTAACGAAGGCTCTTGAGAAAGAACCCCTATACATTGATTCTTCCAAGTATGTTAACAGCAATCTTCCTAATCTTGTTTACAGTACATTAAAGTCTGAAGGTAAACCAGTAAGCATTGGTACTGTTGAAAGAATATTAAAAGATATTGGTGTTAGCAAGAGAGACCCTGAGACATGGTACGCTCCTAAAGTAAATTCTCCAGAATATATTCTTGGTAATGGCATACAGAAAAACAAGGGCAATGGTAGTCGTCTCATGGTATCTGTTCTTACGAATCCCGATGGATCAGAGATGTCTATGTTTGATCTTAATAGATCCATTGATAAGCTTATCACAAGCAGGCAGTTGTTACGAGAACGCAATGAAAGATATCTCAATGACTTAAGAATGGTTCTTAATGGAATGATACATGTTCTCAGTAGAGACTCTCAGATTAGAGCAGTAGCTGCTGCTGAAGGCATGGGTGCTCAAGTCGTGTCCCACATAAGAAGCATGTATAAAAATGGAAACATAACATCTACATCAAGTGTTGGTGGATATAGAGTGGCACTTGAGGGTCTTGTTGATAAAGTATCTGCTGACGAAATAGAAGACCGTTACGTGATTAATAAAAATCTTGACATACTGAGGAAATTCAGTACGCTTGAGCTTGTGAATGGAACAACTAAAATGAATATAAGTAATTATCTTATTGAAGGTGATGGTGACTGTTAATGGGATGTAAATTAAAAAGCTTGCCTTTTGGCAAGGCTGCTCTTAAGAACAAGCACATAGAGTCTTTAAGCGGTGATGATAATACAATTAAAAAGCTTGCTCATGACTTTGCTTCTATTTTATCTGAAGTAGGAGACTATAGAGTCAAAGACTATGCCGATGGATATACAAATGGCATAAACGATCTTGACCAAGTAACACGCTATATAACTATGTATAATGAAGAAGATGGTAGCGGTTACGCAAGCTTTGAAGAGTTTATGAAGAAATCAACTGTAGAAACTCGTGGAGAATATATAAGACAGATAGAAAGAACTATAGCCCAAGTAGTAGAAGAATCTCCCAATCCCCATGTCTTTGGTGAGATGGATAAGATACTTGATTCTGGCATAGCTCTTAATGCCTTACATAATGTTCTCAGCAGAGTAAAGACAACTAAAGAAGCAGGCAATGCCATTCCTTTGGTACGAGCCATAAACAAAACTATCAATCTGTGGGAGAATCCTATTGTTGCTTTTCAGCATTGGGTTCCAGGCAAGGAAGCTTTAGAAAGACTTGCCAAGATTAAAGAGTATAGTTCAAACCAATTAATTATACTTAATGACAGCATAACAAGTATGCTTGATAAGGCTGAGACTCTTAATGCTTTTAGAAAGAATAGAATAAATAGAGCTCAGATAAACAGGATGCTTCCTGCTTTAGATGGTGTAGACTTTAATAATCCTGATGACATAAGATATCTTTCAAGCACATTAGTAAGCAAGTATTCTATTCATGAAGATATGTTGGAAGACGTATTGCTTGGCTTAGGCGAGATTAAGAAGACATGGGATATAATCAACTATGGTACTTCTGATCTAAGCAGCAGGCCGATAAAGGACATTGTTGACAGCGCTGGTACTGGAACTATCATAGGTTTTTATAAAGAACTTCACAAGAGGGTTTCCCAATACTATTCGTTTACTAAAATGAATATAGGTAATACGAAAGCACTTGAAGAAGTTAAGTCTATTCTTGATCAGACAGACATCACTAAGATGACAAGAAAGAACTATATGCCTACCTATGATAAAGATGTATTTGGCAGCATAGAAGAATTAGAAGAGAGTGCTTCGAGATTCTTTGTCCCAGGAATGTACAGACCCAAAAATCAATTTGGTGATTTAGATGAATCTCTAGACTTCGAGAAGCTTATAGCTTCTAATCTTACTACCAATAATTTCTTGTTTAATAAAATGCAGATGGCAATAGCGAGAGAGCATCTTGATTTTGAATATAAGAAAGGCCTTGTTGATGGCTTACTTGACGATGAGTACAGGGGCAATGCTCTAAGAGCTGCTCGTCTTGTTGTGAAGAAGCTTGATATGTATCTGAACTACAATCCTTCTCAACAAAGTTCTGGAGCATTATTGTTAAAGCGCATGGATGCTATTGGTGGTTCAGTAATTGCTGGCATACTTGGTGGGCCAAGGAATGCATTCAACAATATTATAGCTGGCAGACTATATACAGTAGTTGCTGGCATAAACGCTGGAAGTCCTTCAGACTACAAAAAGTTACAGAAAAAGCCTCCCAATGAGGAGGCTAGAGTATTGCTCAGCATAGTTGATGATACAACAAGTGATTATATGAGTCCTGGAATCGTAAGTCAATTTAATGATATGCCTAAGAATGCTCTTGACATGTCCCACTCCTTTCTCCGCAAAGTTGGCGACCGGCTTGGTGATGGTGGCCTTATGAGTGCTTGGAGTTACTGGAGAGATAATCTTACTGTTAAGGGAACAGAACAAAGTTACTTAAGACCATATGTTAAAAACATGGTGTACGCTGAGCTTAGTTCCAGGATGAAGCTTACTGGTCTAAAGCCAGGAACAGATGCTTATGTCAAAGCAGCCAAGAGCATTGTCCCCACTATAGCAAGAGATGCATGGACTGATCTATCTGCTTCGCTGGGACACTTTGATCCTATTAACAAACCCATATGGGCTCACCTTATGCTTGAGACAGCAGACAATATCCCTAAAGTTGCTGCAGGCATGTTCTTAAAATACTTCTATACATTCAGGCAAGTAATGGTTACTAACGTTGATCTTGTTCTTAATAGAGCAAGACAAGCATTCGGCGGCACATTTGATGAACGGTGGGACTATTCAAATAATCCCAACAAGCCTCATCAATTCCACACTGGTGGAATCATACACAACCCTATGTTTGCGCTTGGTGGAGTTGCCGCACTAGGTCTATTTTCTCTAGTTAGAGAATTTCTTAAGAGAGATGAACCAGAAGGAACAGTTGAACAACTGACAGATTTTATGGCTCGTCTTCATTTGCCAGTAGCAGATTCAGCTAACCCTATACAGGGCGTAGATGATCTGGCACTATACCTTGCTTTTGTAGCTGGTGTAGCCAATGTAGACGATGAAACGTATAAGAGATATAAAGCAAGTGCCATTAACTTTGGGCTTGGTATGGCTGGTGGAAGATTTGTAGCTTCAGCTATAGATCAAGACAAGAGCTATATAGAAGGATTAATCAACATAGTGTCTGGCGAAGCTGACTGGCTTAATATCTTTTCTGATGATATCATAGAAACTGGAGCTTATGGTGAGAATCTTAAGGCTATCTCTAAAGACATAAGAAGTGATACAGCTATGTTCAGGCAGCCTTGGACTATGGATTTAGTTCTTACTCTTCTAGAGGGAGCAACGCTTGGTGGGTTCCTTAAGGAAGTAAGTGACAGGAAACAAGCTCATATACATTTCCAAGACTTGTTCTGGAAACAGGTTTCCAGATGGACAGGCTGGGCTTTCTGGATGGATAGCTGGGACTTGGAAAGTTCTCATAGTAGAAAGAACTATGTATACAATGGCGTGACAAACAAAAGGTTAAACGGAATTAAGAATAAAGAGTTTTACTCTGCCTCTAGATATATTCCCCAGTACAGGGATGTATATAACAGCTATGTAAAGCGTTATTATATTCCGTGGTCACCAAGACCTGGGAGTAGATAATAATGTTAAAGAAATATATTCCTTTAATGAATAACATCTTTGAGTATGTGCGTAATAGAACAGTTGTAGATGCCCCAGTAAACGATATTGTCGATGAAGTATTGGTAAGGTTCAGTCCTGAAATACTATACCATGAAGTTAGCAATGAAGGTCTCAGAGATATTATAATGACTCTTGCCAAGTATGCTTACTTCTTACATCATAACGAGGCCTACGATAGGCCATAGGAGAAACAAATGAACGAACAACAACTACAACAGATTCTTGAGCAACTTCCTCCTGAAGTTATCATGATTCTGCTTCAACTTCCCTCAGAGATACTTGCTCTGTTTGCGCAATTAACTGATCAAGACAAGGCCGAAATCATGCAAATGATAGAGGGACAGGGTGCTCCTCAGGAGCAGCCTCCGCAGGACACTGGCAACCAAGCCTTGTTTGGTTAGGAGACGACTATGGAATATGGCGTTGTGTTTGCAGAGAACGTCACTATTGAGAGCTTGAATCCTCACAACTTTGCTATGAAGAATGAGTATATTGACAATCTTATTTCCACTGCATGGCTTCTTATCCCTAAGATAGCTAGACAACAAAGTGGATTAAGGATTGTTAAGGGATTCTTAAGCGATTCATATATGCGACAACATTACAGAACAGACAATGCAGACTATATTCTTAAGCATGCTAAGGGCTTAGCTCTTGAAGTTACTTGGGATATGTTTACTGCTGATGATGCTACTAATGTTGGTCATGATATTATCAGAGAATGCCTTGAGCCAATCTATGTTATAGTAGACTCATCAAGAAAAAAGATATGTATATACAGAAGATATCTTACTGACAAGAGTGTTCTTGCTCAGTTAGTAGATGGGAGTCAAAGAGTAGTTAAGTCTATTCCTTTTGACTAGTATGTATAATATAAGCCCCCCTTATTGGGGGGCTTTACATATCCATGATTCTCCACTTAAAGACATACCTGTTCTTGCGTCATATAGTTCGCTAGTAGCTGATACAGATATATAAGTTACTTTCTTTATAGGGTTATTAATAATGGAATAAACCCTATGCTTTTTGTGTGATTGCTTATAATTAACTATAACTTCTTCACCAATTTTATAAGTTACTTTTTTGTTTTTGTTTTTTCTTTTTATCATAATTAATCCTTAACTTAATTAGAAGCTGATATAAGCACGATCTCATCCTCGTCAACAAGTAATATGTATAGAAGAGAGATCGTGCCATATCGAAGACATTAGGTGCCTTCTCGTTTATTATTAACATATATCGAAGCCTGCGCATTGCTTGCAGATAGGCTTACCACCTGCATACGCATAAACTTCATTCATGATGGCATCACAGCCATCGCAAACATATCCTTCAGTGTCAAGTCCGCCAAGACATTCAGGGCAAGATAATACTGATTCTCTCTTAAGATCACCTATGTTATAGCCCTGATGGCATCGGTGACAATAATAATCGTAACTCATTTGTATCATCCTATCTTAAAGTTATATCTCTGCATTACCCATTCTATATAGGCATTACGTTCTTCTATTATCTTCTCAATAGTAACCCTGAGAAGATATAGCCTATGTTCCTCACTGAATACATGAAGAGATTCTATTGCCGTGAATAGTTCAGGAAGAGAGTATTCGTGTATCATTTCTCGCTCCACAGGAATACAAGTAATGCAACAATTTCTATTGCTATAGCTATTTTCATCAGTGGAAACTCGAAACAAAATATGTATGCTATGAAAAACAATATACCGATTATGATGGTGATATAGATGCTGATGTCTGCAATCCTGCGTCTTGTTTTTTTATTCATTTATCGCTTCCTTTTTTGTATGCTCTATTTATCCCAGTTTTTAACGATCATTTCGTTCGAGATCCCAGCCGCATGGATTACCCTTTTTACGGCCTCCGGTGGCATCGTTTCGAAAAGCGTCACCACCGCGACACAGGTGTCGGCAAGCTGGTCTTGGAAAGCGTGACCAAAAACCTTATTGATCTCGTTATTGAATCGATCATTGACCTGCCGAACAATCTCTTGAACATCGCCAAGCAGTCCGCTGGTGATCTGCTCATACATCGCTTTTTTGCGCTCCGGCTTATGCTCATCGTCCATACTCACTATTGCAGTTAGCACGATCTCAAGCAACCAAAACAGCGCAACCAAGTTCTTATCTTTTGCTGACAGCTTGATTGGCATGGCGGCGATCTCTGCCTTCATCTCATCGTATCGTTTCAGCTTTCGCATGGTTTATCTTCTTTACCCAATACATAAGGTATTCATAAGCTTCGTCTATTGTGTCTCCAACCACTTGGAAGCTGTTTTTATGCTCATCAATAACGGTTATCACCACTGAGCCTGCCTTTTTCTGAGCATGGCAAAGTAGCTTATGCTCCCGATAGATATCAGGAAACATCGCCGCCAAGTCTTGCATTGTTTTAATTTTCGCATTCATTGTAATCTCCTTATCTTATTCATCTGCTCAACGAGTGAGCGATTGTCAGCTTGAAGCTGGGCTATCTCGGCTTCGAGGCTGGCGATGTAATTGTTTTTTGCCAAGTGGATAGCAATATCTAACCATGGTGGTCTATCGTTGTCCATTGCGTAATTTATCGCAGCCTCATACTCTTGTTTAGTCATTTGATTCCTCCTGTAATTTTAGTTTTATCACACTTCTTTTGTATTGTTTCGTCTATATCGAAATATACTTTCATCATTCCTTCTGGCAGTAGAATCTCCTTGATTAAGCATCCGACCGTATCCCTAAAATCATCATCTTCATTGACGCCATCGTATGTATGCCAGATTTTGTACCAATCATCATCCTCTTGATATTCAAATCTGAAGATAATTGCAGGATATTTCTCTCGTAGGATACCGACGAATCTAATCATTAAGTCATCGTTTTTCATCTTCTTCCTTCTGTGATTTTAGCTCTTCCCTTTTAATCAACCTTTGCACAGCTTCTTCTTGACAGGCATTACATACTCTTTCCCATCGCTCAGTTGTGCATCCGCAAACAGCGCAGATACCTTCATTGTGGCGGTCGTAATGTTTATCCATCTCGCTGTATGTTCTCATCTTACCTTCTTCCCCCAAAACCTTTCTTTTTCCTTCTCCATTTCTATCCTATCGCGCTCTACCGACCACAGCTTTATGTATGTAAGTAGCGGATATGATATCGGAATCGTTATCCATGTTGCCAGGCATATCGCAGGCGTAAGCACAAGTAATAGTATTTCAAACCAGTCAGTATCTTTTAGCCAATATTTCAGCAAATCTCTGTGAAAATCAACAATCCATGCACTTCGCAGTCCATCCCAATATTGACGCCATGTAATCCTAATCATTCTCATCCTCCCATTCCTTTAGCTTGCGCTCTACAATCTTCCTATCATCTGGCGAAAGGGCATCAAGCTCAATCTGTGAATACTCATCAGCGGAATAATATAGCCAAAACCAACCATCACGCTTAGGGTATGTGGGCCTTACTTCACCTGTTAATGTTATGGATACGATGTATTTCATTTTTCTTCCTCCATCTTCACGGCTTCTTCCGTGAAAGTTATATTGATTCCCTGTTTCCCATCCGTAATACGAGCGGTTATTCTGTGCCACTCGTTGCCGTTTTTGTATGTAGAAATCCTTTGCCACGTTGGTTTGCCGTGATAATTTACACATGCATCCAGGTTAAGCCCCTTTGTGTTTATCTCGTCAATTACGGATTCGCAGAAGGCTACCATCGGCAAGCTACTGTGTTGTGGGCGTTTGATTGTTATGGTTTTCATCCTTCCTCCTGTGCTGGGACAATGCCATCTTCATTGTTTTCATTTGATTCCTCTCTTTTTGTTTTTATCTTACCACCATAGCCATTACAAGATGGACACCTTTTTAGCCCACGCACATTGGGTGCAATCTGCACTAATCCTGTTCCATTGCATTTGGGACATGTTTCCATCTCAATCATTCTTCCTCCTCCTGTGCTTTTAGCATACGCTCTACATCTTTTAACCAATCAGTTATATGTCCTATCTGGCTCTGTGTGCACCTATCAACTGATGTGCGGATAAGCTGATAACTGTTATGCCACTCATCATGGCTTTCTATTCTTGAGCTATTGCCCAAAGATAACCCAATGGCTATTGCCGACAACACCAATGCGATTATTGCAACTGCCTCTAACATGGTTTATCCTCCTCATGCTTTTCTGTAATGGCGTTTAGATATCGTCTAAGGATATGCACAATATGTAACGTTAGGTAATAAGATTGCGCTTGCTCTGCATAATGTAATTCAGCTTGTTTGGCAAGGTATTGTTCATGTTGCATTCGCTGAAACCAATAATCTTTCTCAGCCTGCTCTTCCTCTCTTCTGCGTTCTTGCCACCTTCTTTTAGCTAAATACTCTTCATATTTTTCCCGCTCGCGCTCTTCTTCTCTCTTGTAATCAATCACTTTGTTCCTCCTGCTGTGCTTCCAATAGACCTTCTACAAGTTCACGAGTCTGGGTATCGAGCATTTCAAGGTAAAGTATGCAATGCATTCCACCTGGACACCTTTCTGTTTTCTTACCAATAAACCAAAACCTGCCATCTTCCACATAAGATAAGTCTTTTACTGCCCCACTCAGGCAACCAATTTCGACAACGACTTGGCTTGGCTTCAGTTTGCGAATAATCTTGAGCTGTGGCAATCTTTCCATTGTGCTATTTCCGTTGGTATCAAAGCGATGTGAGCCTATATGTATTTCATGGTCAATAGAATCTATCTGGGCTAAATGTTTAGTGCCACTGTACCAGTTTCTGATTTCAACAAAATCACCCGCTTTGTATTTAAGCTCAGGCTCTTTGTAGATTTGCCAGCCGAAGTCTGCTCTTTTGGCATTGGCAATCCATTCTTCCACCGGATTGATTGTTGAGGGTATACCATCGCGGAATGTGATTATCTCGTTATTTGTGTATTGACAATACATGTCACACTCCCATTCTGCACGAAATACTTTCTTCCCCTGCATCATCTGATGCAGTGCCCAGTCAGCAGAGCCTTCTTTGACATGTGTGCCGATGATTTGGAACATTGGAAACGGGCAGCCATAATGCCCATTTTCAATGCAAACCGTTACATCGCCATCGATATCCACGCTATCTACAAAAATTGGCACGTTCTTTTGGTTACAATCAAGCCAATGCTCCATAACGTATTCACCGATAACGCCATGCGTAATAAATCTTACAAGCACATTTGTGTCTTTTTCTTTCAACGGCACTATCTCATGCTCTTCCAGCATGCGGAAAAGCTTGCCTTCCTGTTCCTTGAAATTAGTCATTATTATCTCCTTGCATAAATTTGTTTGAATGAGTTATTTTTTGAAAGACTTGCAATTTCCTTGATATATTTTTCAAGCCTCACATCATCATAATCATGAAGATTTTGCCAGTATAAAAACAGCGCAAGACCAACAAGGTAGCCTTGATTAAATTCACCACCAAGTATATCCATCAATGGCTGTGTGCATGAGATTGCATACGCAAGCAAGTTATTGGATTCCCACACTTTATTCAATTCACGCTTTAATTTAGCTATTGCACACATGATTTTCCTCCAATCCGTTATTCTTAAAATATTCCCTTTTTCTTACTTTGTTTTTCATGGTTATCTCCTTTTGGTTTTAGCTGAATCTTCCCATTGTGGCGAAGTCTTTATCTGATTCAAGTGTTTTGTCGTAATCAGGCTTGGGCGGCTCAGGAAAGTCTGGTTCAATGGTCTTTAACCACTCATCATACCCATTGTCTATAGGCATGGTTGTTTGCAAATTTGGCTCTGGAACAAAACAAGACGTCGCCCCGACTGTGCGTACTTGATTATTGTAAGTCTCTGTTTCATAAATCCAGCCACCAGGAACACGAATCACAACCCTGTAGCAATTTGCCGCACTGTGATTGAACACATACTCTTCATGTACTTCCATCTCCAACAATTCTTTGATTGTCATATCTTTCTCCTTCTATTTGTTGATAGTTATCCCGTCATAAACTCTTTAAGCTTCGGAAACACAAATGTGCCGTCCACAGAGTTTGTTAAGTTCAAGTCGCGAATAATACTAAGCGGAACAAAATACGCAAGATAAGGAATAAATCCGACCGTGATGTCTATTTGATTGTGACCAAATCTATGCTTAGCTATCAGTATTTTGCTTATGAAATACGATGACGCAGCCTCCGTGCCCAGCATAATTTTCTTGATGCCAACCGACCACTCACGATAAACAAAAATAACGTGCGTGGCGTCTTGTTTTAGAGCCGACGAGCCAAACAGCCTGTCAAGATTAGGCTTATGAATTACTGCGCCATTCTTATCACTTGCTGGCTTATTTAACTGTGAGAGAGCTATGGTATGTGTCTCGAGACGCATGGCAAGCTTTTTGAGAAATCTTGACACTGCCCTGTAAACCTCATCTTCACGCCTGTTTCTTCCGCCATCCTTAACGTCCTCAACAAGTTGCAAATAGTCTATCACAATCAAGTCTATACTGCCGTATGTTGAGTATACCATATTGCTTTTGGAGTTGATGTCACGCAATGTGGATACGTTTGAGTCAACCATGAAGTTAGGTGCGACGGTAGATAGTTGACACTTGAAGCTATTGAGCATCGCAATCTTCTCGGCTGGAGTCAATTCAGTCATAAACTTCTGGACTGTTATGTTATTCTCAATACAGCAAAGCTTGGTGAGCAATTCATCCTCGGTCATTTCAAGAGAAAAGAATAATATGCGTCTATGCTCCCAAATTTCTTTGCCATTATCATCTAATCGTGGTCTTCCTGTATCAAGGTCAATTACCTTCTTTTTTTGTTTGGCTATGTTCCAGGCAATTTGCAGGGATAAGCTTGTTTTTCCGTGACCAGTATCACCGGCGATTATTGTTTGATTGCCCGGAGCAAACCAAACATATTTATCAATCATCGGAATATTGGCATGAACTATCGTCTGGTCACCGTCAACGCTGGACTTGTTCTTTTCAATCATGGTATCAGTAACATCCAGCAGTGTGCGTGGTTGCTTCCTGTCCTTTTCCGAAAAGAACTCTGAGTATTTACTTATGATAGCTTGCAATTGACCAGCAGTTGCCTTGCCACCTTTTGCCGTAGTCACAATATCAACCCCCATGGCATAATACTTCTCAACCTTAAACTTATCCAGTATTATGTCCATGTAAGATTGAATGTGTAAAACATTTTCATTGGCACGGTATTGCTTAATGTTTGCTATCTCATCACGGTGTTTGCCTGTTTTTGGGTCAAGCAAATCCAATGCTATCTGTCCTGTGCTGTCTCGTGTAACTGACATTGAGTTTTCTACGGTAATATCCGTAATGTTGTGGTCGTTCTCCCATAGCCACTTTATGCAACGCCACATCATCTTATACCTAAGCTCGGTGAAGTGCCTCTCTTCCAGATACCTATTTGCGGTATCAAAAGCAGATTCACCATGATTAAGTATTATTGACAGGATTGCTCGTTGAGCCTGAGTGTAAGAATTATTCATATTTTCCTCATTCGACAACAATGACGCCAAGCATTTCATCTTCGGTTTCTTGGTGAACCTCCGTAATTCTTGCTTGGCGTTCTGCTATCATTTTAGACTTTATTTTCTCGTAAAGTGTCATTCCATCTTGGCGAGGTATCGCTACGGTATTGATTGATGTATTCAATATTCCTGACCAGAACTTGTCTGTAATTGAGTATGCAAGAACCTCAATGATTGTCTCGACATTTTCACCACTTCTCATTAACCGCCTAATTTGATTGCGTGCGGCATCAGGTTTTGCTTTTATTGCTATTATCTGGCTCGTATTTACGCCCGTCTTGAGCTTTTCATCGGTAAACCAATCAATAATTAGCCTTGATATTATCATCTTATCTTTTTCTACACAATAATCTGAAAGGCTTTCCATTAGCTTCGACATTGATTCTCTGAAGTCCGTGCCAGCGTTATTATCATGTTCGATTACCAGCATGTGGCGTCCCAAAGCGCCGGCAGCAACGGACAGGATTCTGTATGGAACGCCATCAATAATTAGTCGTGTGCCCTTTTTCATTATTTTAACTCGCTTGGCAATGATTTGTAGAAATTACAGAATTTGTTAACTGGGCAATACGATTCGCACCTTGTTGGCTTGGCAGACCTTTTAATTATGCTAAACAAACTCAATGCCTTCTGGTGCGAAGCATAAGGGTCTTTACCTTTTTGTATTTCTTTCTCAGCTATTTTTTGTGCTTCAGCATCCATCCAAGATTTTGCCGCCGCATATGAATACTCGATTTTGCTGGCTCTCTTGTTGCCTTGCTTCATAACAGCATAAGTATCATGCCCTTGCCATCGCTCACTTGGGGTGCATATTGGGATGTTATCATCAAAAGTATTTGCATATTTCTCAATATCGGCTACCTTATTTTCAACTAACTGTTCCACAACATCTAAGCCAAGCAGTGGTATCTCCAAAACTTCAACTGGATTTGGATAGTTTCTTTCACGGCTTGCCTCCGTTTTTGAGTAGTCACGGAAAATAAGGTTGATTCTCAGCTTGTTTACCTCATAGCCAGCAGCCTCCATAAACAACCTGTAAATGTTTAACTGCTCCGTGTATTTCTCAATGTGTGAGCCTTCACGATTGCGATAAATCCATGTCCAGATTGATGTTAGCTTATAGTCTGTAATACACTTATCTTTAACAGAGTAGTGGTCAATGCCGCCAGTAATCAACTTACCTGATTTTGTTCTGTATTGGAATCGCTTTTCTATGATGTCTTTGTCATTCTTAATTGCTTTCGCAAGCTCAATAATACTTGTTCCTTCAACTTTTTTTAATACAATATTTTCCAGCAGGTCGCTAATTTCATCATCGGTTGGATTATTTATTGATTCGACTTGCTCGGTAAACTCACGCATTCTGGACATTATTTTCTGTTGCGCAGAGTCAAGATTTGCTCTCTCAAGAACAAGATGAGCCGCACTTCCAAGTAACATATATAATGATTCGGTAACATCCGTAGTTATTTCATCTTGATGACGCTTTGTTAAGTGGAATAACTTTATTGGTTTCAATAATTCAGTTACCGAATAATCCCTTTTCTCGCCAAATCCAGAGTACCATTCTCCATATTTTACTGCTTTTACAATCATTTCTGGAATTGATTTTTTGTTTGTTATATTCATTTTTACCTCTAAAGAAACGTTATTTGTTTACCATTTTTTTTATTTATTCGTTGATGTTCTTTTTTGTGACATTCTTCACATAGTGTTACTCCATTTGTTATGTCTCCAGATAGAGATGCGTCTCTACTTAATGGGATGATATGGTGTGCATTTAGCTTTCCACCTCGTTTTCCACATTTTTGGCAAGTATAATTATCCCTTTCCATTACATCTTTTCTGAAGTTTAATGCGTCTATTGAATTTCTAAGTAATCTTGTTTTAGATGTTTTTCCTCCCATCCAACTGCTTGATAGACTACCAGAATGGTATTTCCCAGAACAAGATTTACTGCAAAAATTTCCACTTCCTCCTTTTTTTCTAAGTTCAGATGGTGCAACACTGAATTCTTTTTTACAGAATTTACATATTCTTTTTATTTTCCCACCATTCCATAGATAATGATTTTCGCCTCTAATGTTTTTATATCCACCAAGACCTTTCTTTCTTGCGACATCGTTACACTGCCTTGAACAATATTTTCCTCTACCAATGTTTATATAGCATTTATACTGCATAAAAGACTTTCCGCAAACAATACATTTACATTCTATCTTAGACACTTTCAATACTCCAAATATTTATTCTTTTTGTGCTGCTCGAACAATGGCTTCATTTAGGTGTTTGTCATTTCTCATCTTTTTCTCCTTCTTTCATTGCCTCGGCAAAGACCCTCTCAAACAATGATTCCTCCATGTAAAAAAATCTGGATGTATTATCTTTTTCGGGCATAGTGAATATGTGATTAAAAGATTCTTCCGTAATCACAATGTATCGACCGGTGCGATATGGATTTGAAATACCTTCCTGTCCGTCTTGCACCTCAACTATCATAATTCCAACTTCCATGTTATGCTTACATGTGTCACATGGTTCATCTGAAAATACCGCACCCTTTGCGCCAATGTCATCTACACTTTTCCCGCCAAGAGCAACACCCATCGGCTCGCCACAATATCTGCAAAGAGACATTGCTACTCCGAGCTTGGGCTTACCATCGCTGTCTTTGAATAACTTGATACTCATATCATACTCCTTGCGAATTGAAATCTATAAATCTTCGTGAGCCTATCATGTCGGCTGTGTGAACTATTATTTGGTATAGACTAAACCCGCCAGTCCACTCTTTCGTGAAAGAACCATTGTGCGCCTGAATGCAGTCAAGAATTATTTGATACCAGAGGGGCTCTTCATCAAGAAAAAACCCTGATTCTTTCATGATTCTGTCAATTTCCTTAACTGCCAGAAGCCCATGATTTTTAACAGTCCATTTAGACTTGCCATCATACTTCCAGCCATCGTGAAGCAAGCACGCAGATAATACGATGTCACGATTAACTTTATACATTTTTGTATCCAGCATTGTTTTAGCAATCCAAAACATGAGCTTGGTATGCTCTACCAGCCCGCCAGCACCTGCCGATGTTTTAGAATGATACTTCCCCGTTGATGAGGCAGGCTTATACCAAAACTCTTGTGGAAAATTATTGATAACCTTTTCCGTAAATGACAGTATCTCCATGTCCTTGATTAAGGATAATTCCTTTGCAAATATATTCATTTTTTCTCCTATAACTGTATTTCTCTTTGTCCATAAGCGATTAACCTTGATTGCCATCTTCCCTTGCAATTATCCGCAAACTCGCTTGCTGGCGTGCCTATGTAAACCGGGAATGATAGATTATTGTGTGAATATTTATCCCAACACTGCACCGGGATAGCCAATTGTCGCTCTTTACCAAATGATACAAACATGTTGAGCTTTGAGCGGAGGGATTGAATTGTGGAAAGTGATACCACATATCTTTCTTTTTTATCTGTATCAATAACAAACTTTTCTGCGCCACAATTTATGACGTCAATATTGATGCACCATGACTCCAATACTCGATAAAAATGCCTTTCATGATTTCGCCTCATAAAAAGCGTTTTCTCTTTAAGTTTGCCAATTGTTTTGCCGTTAATCATAACGGATTTATTCTCTGTAGTTGTCACGGGGTCTCCTTTCGCTCGGTGAGGCGGGGCAGGGAGAGGCAAGTAAAGATACCTGCCCCGCACCGAGTCATGAATTAGATTAGATTAGGTCTGAGTCTTGAGCTTGTTCTGAATTAGTCTCAACGCTTGCCTCAAATAGGTTATGGTCGAAACTCATGCCAACTTTTTTCAGGTTTTTCTTAAGCAGTCTGATACGCAAATCATCCCATGCCTTGCCTGAAAGCTGAACAGCCTTATGGTCTTTGCTCATGATTTTATCAAGAGCTTCTTGCACAGCCTTAGGTTCCTCTAAGTTATCATCAAGCATTTCCGCAAATGATTTCTCTGTTTCGGGTTGATAGAACAAGACAAAGTCAAACACGGGCTGTGTTTCTTTCTCGTAATTTGGCATCCAGATTGTGGTGGCTTGGGCTTTGGCATTCTCGTAGCCAACGGGGTCAGATTGTTTGCTCGGAATTGGATAGCCGGTATAGCCATTGATGCCATAACTGTCTGGATATTTCTGGTAGAAGTTAAGGACTACTCCAACCTGCTTTCCAATCAAGTCAACATAGCTCGGCACTTCAACCTCGCGCTCCACGAATTGTCCGTCAACAAATTCACCATCTTTAATTCTTGTGGTTCCGATGGTGTCTCTTGCCCCAGTTATGCCAAACAGTGTTCTGAGCTTGCTGGCATAAAAGCCCTCGTCACCGTTTGCGGCGCGGATATGTTTTGCGTCCTGGCGATATACCTTACCGTTTGGCATCTGGAATGCGAGAGTAATAAACACAGAGCCATTCTTAGATTGGGATAAGGACGCCTGAGTAACCGTTACCACATATTTACCAGAAACACCACCAGATGGTGCATCTGCTTTGGCGGCTGAATCGATGTTTTCCTGTGAAGTCATGTCCATGCTCGGAAGGTTGCGGAAGTCGTTGATGTTGTTATTAGTCATTTTGTTCTCCTTTTTTTATTGTTATCTTAGTATGGTTTTTTGGGTTTTGGTCGTTGTATTGACGCCATCAACACGATAAGAAATCATGTATGGCACATCAAACTTTGACTCGGCGGAACGAATCCACTCTCGACATTCTTTCTCTGAGGACATCATATCTGCCTCAATCTCGTTTGTGGTGGTGTTTGTTACATAATACACTCGTGTGTGCCAGTTCTTGGTCTTGACTTTCTCAAGGTCTGGCATGACTACATTTTGGTTTTGGGTCTTGGGATTGACTTGCCCAAGGTCTGGTTGGTCTTGTGCCATTGGATTGACTTTTTCTTCGTACATTTCTACTCCTCGAATAGATATTTAATACTTGTTGATTTTCCGCTCCCGCTCTTGCCACAGACCAGAATTGGTGAGGGCATAAAGTCGGGGTTATTTGCCATGTCATAGTAATCATAGATAGCGCCAAGCACCAGAGACATGTCATTCTGTATATACCTCTCTGCAAACATACCATCAGGCGATTTGGCTGTATTTCTGCCATCGGTATTGGTGCAGAATTGATAAGCCTCTGCGCCCTGCTTGAGCGGGTTGAAGTGAGTATGCAGAACAGTGGTAAAGAAAGACTCTATCTTCCCTTCCAGCTTCTTGCCGTCAACCTTAACTACTATGCGGTCAATAGAATCACTGTCACGGACAATCTCATCAAGAGCCGTGAATATAATGAATCTGCCTTTGGACTGCCAAGTCATGAGCAACTGCTCAAGAATATCAGAATACTCACGCCAATAATCATATCCTGTGACCTTGTTTTGTTTCAGGAACTCAGATAACAGGTATAGTATTCTGGTGAATGAATCAACTACTACAACTTTGATTGGATTGTAATAGTCTGCTTTGTCTTGCTCATTGGCTTTGAAATTAATCAAACCTGAGCCCGCTTTCATTACTGCCTCAAATTGCTTCCATGAGGCTATTGTCTTGACCTTACACCTTGCCGCCTGTCGAAACGGCAAAGTTTTGCGCTCAGTATCAATAAACAATATCTCATCAAGGGGCGCAGTTATCCTTTTACTTTCGGGATGGTATTTCGTAAAGCCTCCTTTTTGTTTTTAATTATAGCCTGCTTGAGAGCATACATTATATCGCCAAAGCCGGTTGATACTCCCTTCTCATAATACAGGAAGGACTCATCGCCATGCTGTATTGTTATAGTTTCGATATCGTTAAAGCCTCGTGCCACAATCGTTAATGTGTCGCCAATTTTAGCATTGACCGCATCAAATAAATCGTTCTCCATTGCCACAGTGATTTCATTAACCGAAATCCATTCAAAGGTTAAATTTTGATAGAATTCCAGTGTGGCAAATTTTAGACCGCTGTGATTGATGGCGTTTCTGTAATCCTCTGCGCACAAATGCCTGAAAAATCTGAAGGCACTATGCTCCCAGTTTTGTAACATCAAATCCTTTTTTGTGTCTATCCCAATTGATTTTAAGATTGACATGAAAGGTTTGCTGTCTTTTTCTGAGAGTAATAGCTTGACCATTTCAAGCATGACGCAGGACTCTTTGTTTGCGAATAGGTTTGTGGTGGTTTGCTCAATTAACCAATCCCATTCATCATCGGTTAACCCACTCGGTCGCCTGATACATGATTCAGGCATATTGTGTTTTAGGCTCATGTTCTGCACATTATTCACTCCTTTACCCTTGATAGACCTGTGCCGTTTTGTCTTGTCAGGGATTTTATTTTTGTTTTTTTTGGCAAATATTCTCATTTTCAGTATCCTTTTTTTATAGTTTCTATTGTCATGTTGCCGCATATATGCATCTTTGTCAAGAACAATCTTCTGCCTCTCTTAGCTCCCTTAACTCCTTTATTTGCAGGGAAATAAATCCATTGTTAATGTTCTCACAAACTTCTGCCAACACTCGCTGGTGCATATCGTTTGCAAGATTGTCAACATTTGCCATATTTTCTTTTGTTATCAACAGTCCAGCCTGATAAGGCAATTCAAACGAAGTATCGGAGTCAATGTATTCGCCGTTTTGAGTGGCAACAAATGTCATTGTCTCATAGTGCCTGTGTGCGCCTATTTCCATAAGCTCACCTCGCAGATACATACAGCCAACTGTGGATACAATTACAGAGATACCTTGCTCCTTATCTACGAGCAAAGTGTTTCTACGAAAACGACACTGGCTCGAGGCGCAAAAATGCCCTGCCCAACCACGCTCAATAATCTCAATCATTTCTTCCCCTTCATATCTTCAGTGCCTTATATCATTGAGAAGGTTTGCACAGAATTGAACGATTGGGCGACCATTCTTATCCTCAAGCATAGAGTCAAGAATGTGCATAATCGGTTCTGCATCTTTCTCATAAATGTTTAGAATACTCTTTGTGAGGCGCAACATGTCCTTTTCATCATAATACTTGACCGTTCTTCCCACGCAGCTATTCCAATTCCTCATAAAATCAATCAAGGATTCTTTGCTGAAAGCCATAACAGATTCATCTCTCTTTGTGTCCAGCATTCCATTTAGCAGCCCAAGAATAACTCCTGGATTATCCCATCGCATGGATGTAACCTTTTTAACGAGGTCAAGTATTTTTATAAGCTCATCCATTCTCATTGTTAATTCTTGTTCAGTCATTTTTCATCCTTTTTAACTCATTGACATAGGCTCATTATAGAATGAGATACCAATTATCATTGATGCGACTCTAAGCCATTTGTTTATTGACATTACAGTCTCTTCATTGGTATTCTTTTTGACAAAGTAGATTATTCCGTTTGACATAAAGGCGTATCTGTATGTAATATTAGGCCAAGTTATCTTCTTACCGATAGACATTTGGTATAGCCACCATAGAGAAGATTCTGCCGGGACATGCTTGCCAACCATTTCCAGTCTGTGGATATTGTCACCTTTATTGGAGTCACGATACATGGCAACTCTACCATCGATGATATTATCAACAATGCGCTCCTCGTTAATCTCCTGCTCGCTAACTAAATCTGCGTTTAGTAATCCCATGCGGGACATCCCTTGATAGTATCTTACCAGCAGTGGAGTTTTGGTATTGATATCTATGTAAGTTGGTTCGATATAATAGAACACTTCTCCGTTAATTTCCTTAAAGTTCATTTGGTTCTCCTTGACAATCCACCATCTTTTCTATTGATTCAAATGGAACTTCAGCATAACAGTTCTCAC